GGAAATAAATATTTGTTATAGACACCTTGAGCCATTTCAACAGCACGATTTGTAACGAGAATTTGCATACCTTCCGAATTAAGTCCACCGGAAGCAGTATTATCTGCCATGAATATATTACTTACACCGTAGAAAGCGGAGATTCTTGTTCTCAAGTCTTCCTTAACGGCAGTATAATCCATTTCTTTTAGACTGTTCATAAACGGAATCCATTCAACTGAACCACGAGAACCACCTTCGGATTCAATACCCATGATAGGAATATAGTGTGGGTCTTGTTCCAACTTTTCCTTAACACCCTTCCAATACTTTACCAGCGACTCCATGTTATTCGTCTGCACAGCAAGAATACCCTTTGGTGTTCTCATCTTTTGGTATGAAGTGCTGATATAAGACTCCATAGCCTGTAGGGTAAATATGTAATTAAATAGGGTAATCACAGGTGGGTGGCCGTATAATCTTGTAGGTGAATACTTACTAAAATGAACCACCTCACCTGTAATATAATGTTGTTCTGCTTGAGCGGTTTTATTTGTAAATTCGATAGGATGCAAATTACTCCCACATATCCCACACTTTTCATATCTTTCCTCAGAAATAAAATCTCTATGTGTGACACAGGTATATCTTTCATGCCCCCTATCTCCATCCTCATCAACTTCAATAAACATTGTCGTTGGGTCGCCTCTATAAATTTCATTTATTTTAGACATGGCTATTTCACCATTTTCTTCTAAGAAATAATCCTTAACTAAAATCAGGAACGCATCATCCATAACATTGAGGTCAGTTTCAAGTTCCTTTAGAATGTCAATAAATAACTGGTGTGAATCATTTACATGGTGCTTAAAGAAATTTTCAGCATACACCTTTTGACTGTAATTTGGAGTTCTCAAATCAGTAGAATCGCAGTTCATACACTCTTCTACATGTTTTTGGTGTTCATATCCACAGTTATTACACTTCATGTCAAATGCCTTTTTCCATTCATACCCTCGGCGGAAAACCTCATTTTTAAGTTGAACCAAACAAGTTCGAACAACAGTTGAGTTTTTAGCCGTATCGTATAAATACCGCCCTGCGTAATGTTGGGGGTATCTGCGCTCTTGAATACCTAAATTATATACTTCCTTTTCAGTAGGAATAGGTGTTCTTCTCCTTATTAGTGTTCTAAATCTATCTCTTAGTCCCATATTTATTCCTCCTTAACGATAGAATCCATCTCGTTCATTAAATCCCACTTACAGTTATCCTTATATTTTGAAATATTATCGGGCCGTATATCATATTTTTCAAATTCAACAGCACCTTGCTTGCGGGCATCCTTCCAGTTTTCCCACTTGATAAGTTTAAAAATTTCTACCATTCTGTCTTTTGCCCACGGTTCTTTCTTGTAATGTTTCTTAATTTTAATAGCCTCTTGTAAAAGCCTACCTTGTTCCTTTTTCATACGAAGGTGGGGTAGGCACTTGTCTAACAATTTTGTAATATCGTTTTGACTATAAAAATTTAACCTATGCTGACTACGGTTATTTTCTCCCACCTTTTGGTCTAAATGTAGGCGGCCAATTTTTAGTTCCTTTTCCATTTCTTGGAAAAATGCACGACCTCTATCTCCTGTGGCAATCATGCCTACACGGGGAGAATAAGACGAGTCCATAGTAATATAACCATCCGAGTCAATAAATCCTGCTACATATCCATAAAGGTCTTTCTTTATAGTATCACTAAGAATGTAGTAATCTCCGTTAACATTCGTGGCGTTAATTCTTCTTAACATTTTAGAAATTGTCTGTGGTGTAGTAGAACGATGATAACTTTTGGGCAACATCGAGTGAATACTATTACTTGAGATACCCGGATTATTACAAATAGTTTTAGTGATAATGTTATCCAATACATCTTGTCTTGACTTTCTAATTGATTGATGTGAAATGTCTTTAATTGTAGAGCGAATATTTTTCTTACTCTCCTTAAACACTTTAGTATAATCAGTATATTCTTTACCGTAGTCTAATTCATTTTTAAATATATTAGCCTCCCACATCTTTGTAAGATTATCAAGAATATTTGCCCTCACATCTCCGTCTTTAATATGTTCCAATTTTCTTAGAGTGACTAAATCTGGAGTAAGTAATTTAAGTGCGGGCTTGTATGGCGAAATCCAATATATAGAATCCATGCACTTATTCAAATGTTCACCATATGCGTTAATCAGATGGTCTATTGTCTTACTCATTTTCATTCTCGAATCACCCTTCAATTTTCTACGCATATTTCGTAAATCTTTAACAATATCCGGTATAGGTTTGTTATCAATTAGTGGTTCTTCAGGAAAAGAAGAAAGCATATTTCTTGCTTCGGTGAGATTAACTTGATATATTTTAGAAATGTCTTTGATAACTTCAGTTTCATCAATTGACTGATATGGTAGCCATTCACTAAGTTTCAATAAATCTTTTATTTCTTTCTTTTTTTCCGCTTCAAGTCTTTGTGCCTCTTCAAGTTCTGGCAACTTTCTGCGAAGTTCGTCTGTATTAATTTCATCTTCCTTACATATTAATTCCATATATTCCACCTCCGAAATCTTGTTTTGGTGTTCCAAATAACCCGCTACTGTCTATGTCTATGAAAGCATCATTAAAAGACTTTGTGGCGTGATTAGCCAAAGCGAGGGCAATAACAATATCATCGTGTGCGCCCAAACCTTCAATTTTTCCCGTACTGCTAATACCGAATGCTTCGAGTTCTTGTATAATTGCGTCGGAAACACCCTTTGCTTTTTCATCCGCATAGGGTAGTATAATTTTATTATTCTCCAAATTCATCTGCAAGTTAAGAATAATTTCCTCTTTCTTCTTACGGTGCATTGTAAATTCTTTAACGGGAAAGTCGGATATGTCACGCAATTCCATAGCGAAGGACTTTGCGAATGTATTAGTTTCAATCATTACAACTTCGGGTTTGTATCTCTCGCAAAGGTCTGTAATGCGGGTGATGTGTGAACGGAAATCCATATTTTTTTCTCTTACCATCCAAACCACCTTTTTATTCATATCCTCATCTACTTCAATAACCATCATTACTGTGTAATCCCCGTCTGCTGAAAGTGAGGGGTCATAGCCAATGTAGTATTTGAATGCCTCAGTATTGCCATGATACGATAACTTACTTGTTCGGTCTTTAGACTTGTCGATAAATTCTTTTCCAAATAACATCGTGTTGGATGAAATTGGTATGCAAAGATATTCTCTTGTAAACTTAGAAGAACCGATTTCTCGCCTTCTCTTTTCTAAAGAATCTATATCCCAACGGGAGGGCCAAAGAGCATCCCCTGTTTCATTTATCGCTGGATAGCGTTGCACATCATATTCAGGGTTTTCCTCCAATGCGGCAAATATATCAGTGTATGTGAAAGGTGTACCGACCATTCGCAAAGTAGCGGTGTGGTGAAGAGTAGGAATCATGTCACCCCAAAACCAATCTGTGACTCGCTGTATAGCGGCAACAGAAAACTCCTTCATCGGGTCGTCAATAATAATCTCTTGAGGGTGAAGTCCACGAATTTGTGAACCAACGGAACGCTCAAGTATTTCATTTCCGTTTGTTAATCTCATTGAGCCGACAGCCCAACCTGCTTTAGGTTTATATTTTCTTAGGGCAGGAATGTTTGTGAACATTCGGTCAATGTCTTTCATGTGAACCATTGTCTGCTTTTGGTTTGATGAAATGTAAATCATTTGATACGGCGGAGGTTGAAAAATTAATTGATAGATACACCAAGAGTGAAAGAATACAGATTTTCCGTGGTCACGAGAACAAATAATTACAGTTCTTTGAGTGTCGTGAACTGATTGTAGCCAATCACGGTGAAAGTCTGCCATTTCCATTCCGAGAATTTTTGTAAAGAAATATTCAAAATTACCATCGGAGGCTTTCATATCCATTTCTGTAAGTAAGTCCATTATTCTTTCCTCTCCTTTTTACGCTTATATGCCTTTTTACTACGACGATTCTTTAAAATTTCCCAAGCCTTTTTCATAGCCTTTGATTTAATATTTAATATTAGGATAGTATAAGAGTCGGATAATTGTTGAGCAAGGTCTTGATACTGTTCTGGTAAATCTTCAGCACTTCCTATTTCCCAGCCTTCTTTCATTAAACTTTTTAACCAACCTTCGGTTGAATTATTAATAAACGACATGGCGGGATTACTACCTATTACCTCAAGTCTTTTTTGACGAAGAACATTGGATATGCCTTCACCTTTATAACTTCTAAATGTATAACCTTTACTTACCTTTGTCCCACAGGTTTGAAAAATATCTCCTCTATCAACCCAACCACAATGAGCAACAATATATTCACCATCCATAGCAATATAATACCCATCGGGTTCTACACGACTAATTTCCGCAATAGTAAGTCTTTCTCTTCTCGGTATATGTTTCCAACCAACTGCGGCCCATAAATCTACAAGTTCATCATCCGAGTATATTTTATCAGGAAAAGTAATTACTGTTCCATCCTTCATCTTCATACTCTTCATCTAAATAGCCCCTTGACTTTGTAAATTATATCGTCGCTAATTCCGTAGTAAGAAGATAGCGTGTTAAATGAATCGTATGATTTTATAATACCCTCAATATCACGAGCATAAAGGTCGATGTGGTCCTCCTTTTCTATTAAATCTAATACATATTCTACATCACCAACATCGTTAAAGTCGAAATATGCCTTGTAGATTTTTTCACCTCTATTACTTTTAAGAGTATCGAGAGCCTCAACATATGCTTTATACATGGCATCTTTATCAGTAAGTTTTCTTGTAATCTTTAATGGATTTCTTCGTAGGGTTCTCTTTAGTTTTCTAAGTGAGGTGGCTAAACCATTATCTCTTGCGTATTCTATAAACTCTTCGTCTTCTAAAACATCAAATATTTTTAACTGTGTTATGTCCGTTGACGCATCTCTGTATTCGTCTAAAGATTTACCCTTGTAAGAAACGGATATATTTGCGTCACCTTCACTTATTCTTTGTGAGGCTACAAGTATTTCAAATAGTAATTTGCCCATGTAATTTGTAAGATTTTGGTTAATAGAAGTAATCTGTTTTCTTCTCGAATCGCTCTCAGGTAAATCCATCAAATATAATTTTCTAAAAACAGGCGTTACATTATCAAAAAGTTCAATCGCCTTTTGGGTTTCAAGTTGACTGTAACGCTTAAGACCATCAAAAAAGCCATTTAATTTTTTAAAATCCTCTTTGGTAATATTGATATTTGCTCTTTTAACCATAGCCCTTCTAATGCCCGCTCTTACACTTGTTCCAGTTTTTGTAGAAAGTGCGGCAATTTTTTTGTATGAATCTGATTGAATAAAATTAGGTTTATCCATTTCAAACAGATAGCGGGAGTCTATAATGTCAAAATAATATTGATTAAATATAGAAACTAATTGTTCGAAGAACCCGTAGGTCAAATCATCTTTCCCTTGTAATGTTTCTGAGAATTCTCCCGGCTGTTCAATATAATTACCACCCGATAAAGAAGCGGTTCTTGCCGAACCGGGCTTTTTTCTAACTGGCTTTCTTGCTACATTTCTGTTAAAGCGGGCTTCTGGTAATATATTTTTAATTTCAACTATGGTGTCGAATAACTCGTTTGCCATTTCATTTACAGAATTAATATAATCTATATATGAATTTTTTTCAACTGTTTTTAATATTAGTTTAATATTATTATCTTGTGTCACTGGTTGGTAGTATTCTAAGGTAAATTTATATTTTTCCGTGTCGGATTTAAATTTAGTCAATATACTACTATTTTTCTTATCGTCTAAAATCATAAAAGTGTAAGGCCCTTCTTTTACGAAGTCGCTTTTTATCTCTCCCACGAATTCCTTTATTTGGTCCAAATAACTTTCCTTTACCATATCTAAAATATCAGGGTTCTGTAAATATTCCGATAATTCTTCAACAACCTTCTCTTCAACCTTTGTTGCTAAACCGTCTTCAACATACAATTGAGATTTATTTAATTTAGCCGCTAATAGAGAAAGTGGGTCGGCCATTTTTTCTATCATTTCTACTTCGGCTACTAATTCTTCACCAACTTGAACATCGTAATCAACGGAAGAAGTTGTTGTATTATCGCCGGGATTTTCATTTTGTGCGTATTGAGTTTCATCTTGAATGTCTACCTCATCGCTTGAAATTCCTCTTGAAAATATTTCTCTATATTCTTTTGTATCTACTCTTGTGATTTGATAGACCAAATCTCCGGCTAACTTAACCAAAGAAACTTCTTGAGAATATTGGTCCATTGTTGGTGGAGTTGGATATGTAATAGTATATTTGGGTATTTTTAAATTATTAATTTTATCAATTACTTTACTATATTTTTCAAGAATAACCTTTCTTGTATTGTCCATCGAAGTTCTTGCTTGTTCGGGGTCTTCTCTTTTTAGTCTAATAACTGCATCCATAATTGGCATTTCAATTACTATTTCCTCAAATGACTTAAATGTAGCATCTGTTCCTGCCCAGTATTCGTAAATCTTTTTTCTATCTCCAGCGTCTTCCAATTGATATTTTCTAAAACCGTCAAAGAGTTCGTCAAGTTTTTTGGTGTCTACTTGAACCTCTTCTCTTCCCTCGGTCTGCTTTTCTCCAGCAATAATCACACCAACTAAAATATCATCTATTTCAGGGTATTCTTTAAAAACTCCATCTTGTATATATGCCTCACATTGGGCCATTGTTACTTTCCAGTTATCGCCCGTAAGAGATACTCTTTCATCCCAAGCCGTCTGTGTAATATCCGTAAGTCTGTTAAATACCTCAGCAACGGAATATGAATCGGATAAAACCTTAGAGGTTTGTTTTGTAAAAATTTTGTCCGGACCTAATAACATATCTACTTCTACAATTTCTGCTAAATCGGAAAGGGCGGCAATTGTCTTTATGCGTTCATCCATCTGTGGTAGGCGGGCTTCGATATTTTCTAATTTTTCTGTCTTACCTGCTATTCTATTTAGAATCTGTTTATCCTCTTCTAAATTTCCAGTTTTATTTTTAAACTCACCTTCTCGTATAAATTCGTCTAATAGTTCTCCAAATTCCTGTTCACTTATAATATTCATTCATTTCACCTTTTGTAGTAGTCGGGGTCTCTTTCCAAGTTTTCATCATAAAGTGCATCTATGCTATGTAGATACTCATATGGGTTTTGATTACCTATTTTTATATAATTTCGTTGAGATTCTATTTGATTTGGATTTAGAGTCGAAAGAACCTTAGATATTTCTTCTACTATTATTTTTGGTATTGGGCTAAATAATTTATCTATCCCATCTAATATTTGTTTTTCGAGAGCCGGTGCATTTTGAGCAACGGTGTTGAAGTAATCTCTTGGTTCTTCATCTTCTAAGTCTTTTAAAGTAGAAAGGACATTATTTATTCCTTCTATCGAAGTTGGGTTAAATGTAAGTGCTAATGAGATAGCATTTTTAAATTGTTCTGCCTTTATTTCAAATGATTCTTTACCTTCTTCTTCCAACAAGGAAAAATTATATTGTGAAGGTATTACATCAAATTGTTCCTCTTCAAATTTTATTTTCAAAAGTCTATGGTAGACACTAAGCATAAAAACATAGTCGTATTTTTCTAATACTGTGCGAGACTGTAAAATAGCGCGTCTAATTCTTGGTCCTACATCATCGGCTTGGGGGATAAGAGAGCCTTTCCATTCATTAAATTGTCTTTGAGTTTCGCTATTCGATATTCTTACATTACGACGAATACGCCGTTGTCTATCTTCCTCAGTTTCATCTTCATCAAATCCTGCGTCTTCCGAAGTTTTAAGTCTTAATGTTGAATAGGCATCTGTATTATTATTGAGAATCCAGTCCGTAACATTTTTTCTACTAATTAAATCTCCACCACCTACGGCAGAACCTCCCCTGCCTCCCCGTGAAAATCTAAATGTAAGATAGTTGCTGAAAAGGGTTTCTAAGGCTAAAGAGCCTCTTGCTTTTATTAGTTTAGCCAATAGCGAAGTCTTGACTTCAAAATTGCTACCTTCGTAAAAGTCAACAAGTGGGCCGGTAAAATTAGATGTTGAGCGATTTAACATATGTGTGTATATTCTCATTACCTTGACGAAACTCTCTTCATCGTAATTTGAACTTCTCATCCATGTTGATAGATTTACTTTAGCATATTCTTTATCTTCCACATGTAGGGCATTGAGTTTTTGGACTATGTTATACCCCTGCGTTATTTCATTACCTTCTATGGCTCCTTCTAACTGTTCTTTGTTAACGGATTCCCAGCGTTCAGCATCGGTTTGTATTTTAGAAAATAATATTTTTAATCGGTCGAGGGTTCTTTGTCTACCCGAATCCCCTATTCTTTCTCTACTCACCAATATAGCCATGCCGCTTAAAAAAGCAACTGGATTACCTTTGAGTATTTCATCATACAATTCTTGAATATTTTCTTCTACCCAATTAACCGGATTGCCCGTAGTTTTATCACCAATTGTTTGACCGTCACCGTAGGGTAATGAATAATATGCGCCAAACCCGTCACCGGATTTCTCATCATACAGGGCTTGTAAGGTTTCAATAACTTCTTCAGGGTCTCTTTTATTAGAAACTATATCATCATAAAACATACTTTTTTCATCTTTTGCTTCATCAATTAATTCTAAAATATCTTTCATATTATTAAAAGACAACTCACGATTTCTAAGTTTATCTAAATACGCAGTATCATTTCCCTTGCGCTCACGCACAGCACGAGCAAGGCTACCCTTTATAGAATTAACCATACCTATCACTTAAGCATCATGTAAATTCCCAAAACTCCACCCAAAACAATTATTACTTTCGGCAACGCCTTTTGAATCAAAGCCTTATACTTTCTTCTGTACTCATATGAATCCCTAATTACCTCTTAGAGGAATGGGGTATTTATAGTTATTCCAAATCAAGTTCTATTTTAAACTGAAACATATCTTCTCTTACTTCGTTGAATGAACCCAGAATAGTATTATATGCCTCAGCAATTTTTACTCTATAACTATTATCGGGGTCTCTTTCTCTTTCATTTATTAAATCAATCATTATTTGAATTTGTTCTATCAATTCTTCAAATCGGTCAACTCTTAAATCTGTACTTGTAATTTCCTTTTTAAAATTTTCTTGTCCCTTACGATTTGCTACTGCCAACCTTTCTGCTTCACGCCTTTTTCTTTCGGATAAAGATTTGTCGGCCTCCTCTTTTTGTCTTACCGCTTCTTCAATCGGGTCAAGATTAGCAATACTTTCACCGCCCAAAGTTCTTTGAAAACCAAACTTAGTTTGTTTTTTCTTTAGACCATCTTGCCAACTCATTTCTATTCCTCCACTTTTTCGTAAATAGTTTCTGCTGCTCCCGATGGTAGTTTTTTCCTTCGGGTAGTAGAACGATGAACCCCTAGATTATTAATGACCGTACCAAAAAATGTACCGGCTCTACCACGGGTACTAAAAACGATTTTAGCGTGATGGGTGGCAGGTCCAGCCTTAGTAAAAATACCATCCCTAAGTAAATACTCTTTATATAATTCTTGTGCAAGTGGTAAAATTTCTGAAAGAGTAAATGTGTTTAGGGTAGCCGTAGCGACTCCGAGGGCTTCTCTAAAAAGAGGCATATTAATTTTTTTACGCTTTCCCCTTTTTAATATGTCTTGCCAACTCATTTTCCTTTCCTCCTTTTGTAAGTTTTACACGCGCCACAAGTTGGGCGGCATCTTCTCTTTGTTCCCTTTGAAGCGTCTTTTCTTCCACAAGGTTTAGGTCCGTTTTTCTTTCCACATGAAGAACAACTTACCCAACCTTTTGATTTACCCTTTCCGCCCCGTCGAGAAAACCACCCATGTAAGCCTTCCGCCTTCTCTCTCTTAAAGTTATCGCCACTTTGTAAAATATCTTCCCAAGATTTAGAAATATCTAAATACGCATCAGCGAGCATAAGTCCTACTTTTTTACCTGCTTCTATATCACTTGGATAATGACTTCCCATTTGAACACGGGAAAGTGAAATTGAATCTGCCATAATGTTAAGTTCTTTTTTCTTATCAGGATATTTCTCACCGAGAACCTTTGCCAACGCATGTGCGTCAATGGCGTGACCGCTTGGAAAAGAAGGTGTGTCATCTGTATCTGTTAAAGATTTAATTTTATCCGAAACTAAATAAGGTCTCTTTCTACCGTATTTCTTTTTTAGGCGAAACGAATATATATCTAAATCTTCAAGAAAACCCTTCCAATCGGACATTTTTTCCTCAACAATGTCGAGCATCATCTTATGGTTATTTTTGTCTAAATTGTGAATAGTTTTTTTATCTAAATCTTGACCTTCCATAATTTTTAGAACCTTTGGTATTTCCTTCTCGTTATCGGGAAATGACATTTCAGGAATACTAACATTGAATGAAGGTTCGGAATTAAGTTGTTTTTGCTTACTCTTAGGAAGATTATTAAACCATTCTTCCTTGAGTATTTCCTGCCAATTCATAGTATCACTTCTTTTTTGAATTACCCCAATTAGCCGCACCAACTTTACGACATTGGACTAAAGCACCTGAAGCGTAGGCGGAGGGCCATTTTTTATAACGACTTTTTACCTTGCGATAACAAGCGTCTTTCTTTGTTTTAGATTTCTTTTTCTTATATTGCTTACTACCCTTTTTTCGTCGGGCTTTACTTTTCTTACGCAATACATCGAACCACAAGTTAATCCCTCGCAGTAAATGGACCCCTACTATTAGAGTCCTTGTATTCAGTCTTCATTGGACAATTAGGTTTTATTGGTAGTGGGGGTAAATTCATAGGACATGGTTCCCAAGTTTTAACACTTCTTTTACATCTTCGGCAAACGCCTGTTTTTTTTACACTTCGTTCCATAGTTCTTACTTGTTCCGGTGTAAGGTTTTTAGTAATATCTTTCCATGTCATTCTTTCACTTACCTAATATCCTGATGCTGCTCTTCCTGTTATTTCTTTGTGAACTTTAGGTCGAACCTTTACTTTACATTGCATACAGACTGAAAAACCATAATCTGTTTCATAATATTGATGACCCTCACTTGTATGTTTGTGAGGAAATCTATCTACTGTAATTTGATTCCTTTCAGTCTGTTTTGCTGGGTCATGTAAGATTTTATCAAATTCTCTAGGTTCATAAGCATCAGAAACAGTATATTTTCCTTCGGTATCTTTCATAAATTTTGCTTTAAGTATATTTTCCCAGTTCATTTTTTTTCACTCCATAATTTATGTCTTTCGTAATCTCCCTTATCTTCCGCCAATTCTCTCAGCAATTTTTTCTATAGGAAAACTAGATTGTGTTTGAGCATCACTAACATAAGATTCGGGATTATTGAGGTACTCGCTAGCATCGAAATCTCGATGGTTGTAAGTTCCAGCCAATGCTTCTCCCAATAAATCTCTCATGTGCATTGCCACTTTTCGATATTCTGTCGTCACATTCAATGGCTCATTAAGTTTAAATGAAGCCAACTGCCTTGCATTGTCAAAATTAATATAACCAAAGTTAGGCTTTTCATTACCTCGCTTCATCATGGCGGCAATTAGTTTTTCATCGTAATCTTGTGGTACGGTTGCGTTTTTTAGTATATTTTTCCAGTTCATTTTTTTTCACTCCATAAGTTTGACCATAATTTATGTCTTTCGTAATTTTCTTCTAAATAGTCAATAACCTCGTCTTTCGACGGTGCGTTATAACCAAGACTGTCGGTAAGGTGTTTATAAATGTTTTGAAATAAACTGTCTTCGGTTATATAAGAGTCGAGCATTTCTCGCCAATCAAGTTTAAGGATAGTTTCCCAACTCATGTATATTCCTCCCTTACTTTTAACGCTTCACTAATTTTGTCAATTATTCCAGAAACAGTTGCATAAAATAAAGTATTGCCATCTACAAAGGCTTCATCATGTCCCTCGTCTTCGGAAAATTGGTCTTGCGCTTTATCAATTTTTCTCATTAATGTTCGTAATACTCCCTGTGTTCTCGGCTCGGCATACATAGGACTTTCTAAATGGTCTATTAATAAAAATATAATACCTATTATTGAAGTTGGTTGGTTGGCATCACCAATATAACGAGGTGGGAAGTATTCTACAATTTCTCTACGCAGGTCTTCAAACATAGCCGGTATGTCGTCGTATTTTAAAATATCTTGCCACTTCATTGTCTACCCTCCCTTATTACAAAAGTTCTAAAAATCCTTAAAAGTATGGGTTCGAGAGTTTCTATCAATCCCCTCAACAGTATTTCTACCTTTTCATCTTCTAAATCAATTACCTTCATCGACATTAAAATTCTTCGCTCAAAATGGTCTATAATATGTCCAGCAAATTTATTTCGGTCTTGTCGAGTTTCAAAATTTCTATCCAATGAGTAGGCTTGTGTTTCTATTGTAAATTCTTGTTCGAGGAATAATTTTATAGAATTACCTAAGCCCAGTTCTACATCTGAAAGTAAATCATTTACTACTTCATCGGTTAATTCTTCTATCGGTGTAGCCTTTGCAGCATAAAGTAATGCAATAATACTATTTGCTGAATTATTTATAATTTCTCTTAATATGGGTTCTGTACCAAATTGGACTTCATGTGTTGATTCATGTGCTAATGTATCTGCAAGTTGTTCAGGAGTCACATCGGGATTGGCTGAAATAACGGTTTCACCTGTTTCCGAATTATAACTCCCTACTTCACCTGATAATGACGGTTCCACTTTAATATTAGGTGCAGGTCTATCACGGTCTACTGGCTTAAATTTAATTTTTAGAATATCAAACCAATTCATGCTAATCCCTCATTCAAACAACTTAAAATCTAATTTTTCTCCATCATTACTGGTATCTTGGAAAAACCCGCACATGCAATTTCTTTCTAAATCGTGACTACCATCTGGTTTTCTAGGACATTTGCAATTAGCCTCTTCTCTTCTTCGTATTTCTTTCTTTTCTTTTTTCAACCGCTTTTTGCGTTCCATCGGGTGTTCCTTTAGTATATCTTTCCAACTCATTGTAATCTCTCCCCATTTTTATATTTACGGAATAAACCCGACATCTCTTTTATTATCTTTAATCTGTTGTACTGAATTTTCCATAGCAATTACTGTACGGCGGAATATTAACTCATTTCCCATAACATATTTTAATTGAGATGGGTTGCTAAAACCACCATCATGCTCAATTAAAGAGTATGTGTTTGGTCGCAACCTTACTAAATCTAATTTTTCTTTATCACTTAGTCTACCCATACCTGTCATAGACATAACTTCTTCATCTAAATTATTTATTTTTTCTGGTATTTCATTAACTCTTATAGAGGCACTATGAGGTGCAATAAATAAATGGTGCATTGCTGGTGTTTTACTAAATATTTCCTTAAAATAGTTTTGTTCTTCTTGGTTAAGGGTGATTCGATAGGCAGTTAAATTATCAAAAGATAATTGAAGTGAAAATTGCATAGCATAAAGTTCCCAATCTTGTTTAATTATATTCCACCAACTCATGCTAATCTCTCCGCAATATCATCTCGTATCTCAGTCCATACTTCGGGGTATCTTTCTATAAGAACCTTTTGTATAACTTCAATCTGTTGAATAACCACTGTTTCTTCTCTTTTATGTATTAATTTGCCCTTAAATTCCAGCGCATACTTTAGCGACTCACGAATTTCTTTACTAAGTTTTACCAAAGAATCCACTGTCTTGAAATCTAAATCTTCATTGTCTGTGATAAATTGTTGAATCTTGCCCTGCAACATTGAAACATTTTGTGAAAGTAAGTCAATCTCATTCAATTCTACACGGGCTACATCTAATGCCGCCGATTGTTGAACGATAGGTTTGAGGTGTTTTTTCATATGTAGGTTAATAGCATCGACACCGACTTCTAAATATTCTGCAACCTTACTCGGTTTCATATGTCCGTCTACAATTGCCGCTTCCAAATCCTTTCTATTTGGTGCTACACATAAAGCGCACTTATCATTTGAATCATCGTGATACGCATTCAAATGTTCCTGCATATGTTTTCTTGTAGTTCCGGCTCTCCAACCTTCTTCTCTATCAAGAGCATTCGCATCCATGCGACCTTCAAGAATTTCTATTTCTAAGTTATCCCTATCAGGATGATTACAAAGAGGGCAAGACTTACGAATTTTACGCATTTTCTATTACCTCATTTAAATCTTTAATAAACTCCGCTATTGTGGTGGTTGAAAACTTATCATCGCCCTCTTCATTAAAATAAATTTGTGTAGGTTCAGTCGCATATACTGAATCCGGAGTTCTTACAGCAAACATAATTATTCCGGCTGATTGGGGTTTTTGTAATGCGAAACCTGCTAAAGTTACTAATCTTTCATATTCTTTATTATCTACTCTGGTAATAGTTCCCTCTTTCACTTGTTCCTCTAATTCATCCATTCTTGTTTGCTGTGCGGGGGTTAATCTATTTTCTTGAGCATAACCCACATGTTGAGTTCCACCAGATACTAGTCCACCTGTAGCGTGAACTCTTAAGTTATCTCCATCCCAAATATCTAACATTTCTGTTAATAATTCGGAAATTTCTTCATTACCGATAGAGTTGATAATTTCTTCAACTACAATGTAAGCGGCCTGATAACTTTCTTCTTGTAAATCTTCGTATGCCTTAATAATCGACCACCAATTTCCACTACTATTTAACGGTCCTCTACTGTTATTCATTTTATCGCCTTCATTAAATTACTAAACGCTTCCATAGCATCGAGTTGCTTGAGAGTAATTCCATCTCCCTCAGTGCTACCGGGAACTTTGAATGTTTCCATTTGTTCGCCCATTACTGCTCGAACTACATTATTAAGTGTCTTATTACTCTTCGGGAAACGCATTGTAATATTATTTATCTTCTCGTAATTAACCACTTCGTCAATCTCAACACGCTCACCGTCAATCTTAACAGTACAGGTTTCTACGAGTATGGCAAGGTCCGAAGAACTAATATTAAATGTTTTATTTCTCACCGCATCGTTAAGTCTACTCTTCACGGGAAATCTTCTACCCTTTGTGTAAATAGTCCCGTCAGCCATAACTTCTCGTATTGCCTTATTTAGCCCAGCAATAGCGGCCAACCTTTCTCCAGTTCTTGGGCCTAAATTAGCATTAACATCAATTTTTATTGGTGCGCCGCCCGGCCCCATACTCTTTTCAACTAATTCTTTAATATCATTTACAAGTTTTCTAAGGCTATTTTTCTCACCCAATAATGCTTGCCATAGAGGAGGTTTTGCTTTATTCTTTGGTGGCTCACCACCATCCTTAGAAAACGCATACCACTCCTCTTTAGGTCTGTCACTCGGAAAGGAGTCATTTATTTTATCAGCCTTCCATTTTCGGTATTCCCAGTAAGGTATTGTTAAAAAATGTCCAGCGACTACACCTCTTTTAATTTCAGGTTCATCATCATCGGTTGCTGGAGGTTTGAAGGAGGTCATAGTTCTAAATGTTATATTAGCGGGATTTCTATTTGGCCTCGTTTCTAATCTGTCTAAATCTCTTTCCATGTCTTCAAAATCGAGAAGGTCTTCTTCAAGAAAAGTTTCTCGCTCTAAGAAAGATAAAAGTTTTTCTAAAATTGCACCACCGCCGGAAAAGTCTATATTTTTTCTTGACATTCCGACACGGCCATGATTCTCTACTGAAAGATAAACAGACTTAGCATTAACTTTTCTTGTATTAGCATCAGGCCTACCTGTAATGCCAAATTCAGCATTTTTACTTGGTCCCCAAAAAGCCTTATATTCCCCAAATAATGCCAATGCACCTTGTCGGTCCCATTCAAACATCTTCCTCTTCCTCCTCACTGAAGGTAGGTCGGTGTAGGGTTTCAAAACCTTCGCTTTGCGAAGTCGTTGCTTCTTTAGCCAACTTTAATAATTCCATTACCGACAAAGGTATTCCCAATTTTTTACCATCGGAAATAAAACTCTTTAAGGCAGATTCCCAATCCCCAGCCTCTGTTTTAGAAGTTTTTTTAAGATAGTCTGTCCACTTCATATTAATAGGGAGAACGGCTTTACTACTTAAGTTCTTTGTAATTTCATCTTTATCCTGTTCAATCATTTCTCCGTCAACGAGTTCGTATTTTTTTCCATCTTTGGTCCAATATTCTCCGTCTTCCTCATACTCTAAAGTATTTAAAATTAATTCCATATCATAATATTCTTTCGCAAAATTAATAAATTCATTTTCGTCTCCAATATTATTATATACAGTTTCTATATCAATTTCATAACCGTCTTCCGAATATAGTTCCGTACCATGTTCTATTTCATATACGCCCTCCACATTTGTCTCAAACAATATATCGTTAAAGTCATTATCACCATAACCTACTACAAATAATTCATAATTTTCAGGGTCATATAGTGAAAATAACTTATTACCCTGATAAAATTTATCACCATAAGCATGATTATACTGTGGGTCAAATGTCCCCTCAGGTCCTTCTGCGTATAAAACAGTTGTTTCGGCTGAAAAACCGGGAGCAAAATTAATTTGTTCAACATTTGAGGAAGCCCCACATGCATCACATCTAAATTCATAATTATAATCACCAAATGCTACTTGTTCGTAATTGCCACAAATCTGACATTCAACCTCTCCGGTTCGGTCTAAATATTCGTCAATACCTTGAATTTCATTTCTTGTTGATTCATCATTTAACAACGCCAATGTTAATGCTAATATATTATCTCCTACTGGTTTTGCACCATCTATTTCTATACAAATATTATAACCTTCTTCAGTTTCCACTTCATAACAGCCACTCGATTTCAGTTGAGTTGACATAATAGTATAACTTAACGAGGATTCGCCTGTGACAGTAATTAAATCACTCTCATACTTTACATCGAGATTTTTAGTAACTTCTAAAAACCAATCTAATGAACGAATAGAAGGTTTTAGTAACCTCAAGATTAGGTTAATATTAAAGAAACCCCCGTCTTTTGGATTTCGAACAAATATCTCTTTTGGAATATTACCCCTAATGCTTAAGTTCTCGGTTAAACTTTGAAAAACTACATCTCCAGACCAGAATGGCCTAATTTCCCACCCTTTTAATTGTGGGTTTATGTGTTCGTTAAAAAATTTTTCCCATTCGTCTCGGTCAAAAGCCTTTAATATATTTTGCCAACCCATATTACCATTTCCCTAATAATTCTTCAGGTATGTATTCCTTTAACTGTTCATTAATCTTCCAAATGAAAACCTTCGGCCAGTCCATTTCATCAAGACCTTCTACATGTTCCCATATTCTCTCTAAAAGTGTTGTCTTGTAATCGAGTTCATTTCCATCAAAAATGGTTCTCACATTGCTGTCTGTGGGGAAAGATAATGATTCGTGCATTTTAGTTTCCGGCATGTGTCTTTCTACATATGCGGGAAGAGTAAGAATTGGAGGTAATGAGTTATTTTCACTTGCGAGAAGAAGTGTAACCATAAAATCCCCATTTGTCATTTCTCTTGTGGCCTTTATGCAAAAACGCATTCCAGTTGAGTCCATTTTCGGGAAATTATCGAATGCTTTTTCACCAATACCTCTACCCGCACGAGCCGCACTATCCGGTAAAAACGGCAATTTATATGTAAAAGGCACTCCCTCTATATCGAATTTAAAAACAAAATCTAAACCATCTCTCTTAATTTCATCAAAGGGTTTCATAAATTCTAAAGTTCTTTTATAAACAAGGGGCCTAGTGTCGAAATACATAGATGAAAGAACTCGGTCTTCTTCCTCTTTAGTTATTTCTCGTATTGGTGTAAATTCTCGGAAGGAAATTAGTATCTCTTGAGCCGTATCTCGTCTTCTATTCTTTAATATATCTTGCCAACCCATATTACCATCTCCCTAAAATGTCTTCAGGCACTTCAAATTGAGCAAGCCAGAAATTAATATCATTTAAATTAAAACTGTTATTTATTAATTCCATATTTATATCTTCATTATTATCAAATAAATCAGATTCTTCCCATTCCGTGTAAAGTTGAATAAGAAAAGACCTTTTATAATTCTTTTCACTGGAATCATAAACATGTGAGTCCACACGATATTTATGTCCTTTGGATGACGAATAGGTGACGAATTTTACAATGTCGGGAATAGCATTATTTTTTACCGCATACACTAAGGTAGTTAAAAAATCTCCATTCGTCATTTCACTGGTAGCCTTCACACATACTTCATTTCCGCCTATCGTAATAAAATTATCTTCAGAAATTTGACCTAATTCTCTTAACCTATAACTAATACCACATTCTATCCCAAATACTTCAAAAGTATATTCGACATAAATCTTTCGTTCACCGAATGGGAAAAATTTTATATCATCTTTAATGGGCCTCATAAACTCTAAACTTCTTACTAAGGGTTTCAATCTCGGCACAGGCCGTCGAACAATAGGAAATATTCCTATATTAGGGTTAAAAAAATGAACATTATTTACTAATTCCTCTAAAAGTTTATCTCGTTCTTGTTTTCGACTTTCCTCTTTCGACTTTAAAATATCCTGCCAACCCATTTTAATTACCTACCCTGTGCATATCTCTTAAACGATTCAATTTCATCTACTGTAAGGGGTCTATCCTCTTCATTTGCTATTTCTTGTAAAGTGGGATTACGGCCAAACCTACTGTTATAGATTTTAAAATAATCAACGATGATTTGGTTGATTTTCTCGTTTTGTCGTTTTTCTCTTAATTTTGTAGACTCGTGTTTTGAACCCTTTTTTGCACCCCTTTTTCTTTTTGGACCCCTTTTTCTTTGTGGTTTTCTCGGTACTCTATATCCGTGTGCTTTTGCTGTACGAAGTCTATATGGTCCATATAATCTTCTACCTGACCCTTGTAAAATATTTTTATAACTATTTGGTTTTGCCGGAAAGCCTGTTGGTGCTGGCTTAAAATCTTCTTCTTCTGTGGGGTGGGGTTTTAAAATAGCATTTCCTATATCGGTCTTTATTCGCCCTGCATTGTTATTATGCCATTTGGCCTCTCTTCTATTATTTAGATTTAAATTTGCGTATTTATTATAAACTTTCTTATGATATTTTCTTTTTTCCTCATTGGACAATTTATCATATTCTTCTTGTGTAAGTAAATGCCCCTCTATGTAATCTTCCGGCACATAATCTCTCGCTACCCTTGAAGCATCACTTAAACTGTTTATTTTAATTTTTAATATATCCTTCCAATCCATTATTACACCGCCTTTTTCAAAAATTGGCCGGGAATTTTTTTGGGACTAGCGAAAAAAAATTTTTCTTTTTTAATCCATTCCCAGCGAAAGTTTATTCCCGACATTATTTATTTCTCCTTTGTTTTCTTTGATAGTTTGGTTTATTTGGCCTTAACTTTTCACTCTTTTTACTTGGCTCTCCTTTCTTTCGCCGTATCTTTTTGTTTATTTGAGTCTTTTTTGTCAAGTGTATTCCCCTTTTGGCGAATTACGAGAGTTTCTAAAGGTAAGTCTTGTAATGCACTCCAACTATTACAGTCTAACTCGCAATGTCTATATAAAGTTTTACAGTTTTGCCGAGTTTTGCGTATCTCCGCAAGTATTAAGCCTAATTCTTCTTGATTATTGGCTGGAGGGGGGTATGAGTTGCGCCAAAGTGTGTCAAAATGGTCCCAAAGCCATAATATTTTATCTATTTCTTCCATCATGGCCCACATTGAGGGTAGATATAAGGTATTTTTATGTTGGCGCACAACTTTTTTCATAAAATCTCGCATATTTATTATGACGGGCTTTGCGTATTTAATGTTTTTTAATAAAAAAATTCCCAAAGTGAACCATATGGTAAGGTAAATTTTTGGACTACCTTTTTACTTACCATATGGTTCGTAGATAATAAAAATATGGGTAGGTATGTGGGTGGGAAGATATTTTCACTTACTAACGAAAATAATGACATTATGTCCTTATTTTTTAAGGATATATATATACTCGTTCAGTCGTAGCAGTATTATCTTGTGAATACTGCCTACTCCTTCCTCATTATTATTACCATATGGTTCTATGTAGTAGAAAGTATGTTATGGAATTTTAACACGGAGAGTGACGAATGTAGGGTGTGCTTGAGGGTGGGAATAAGGAACGGCTGTGTTAAAGTTCCATAAGATATGTCCTTATATATAGGTAAGGTGTGCATTTTGGCTATACATTTACATGTCACGCCAGCCCTACCATATGGTAAGAAAAGTTAGATACGGGGTTACTCGTCATCGTCAAAGAACACTTTTACACCTCCTGCGGTAGATTATGCTTACGCCTACCATATGGTAACAGAAATAGAATGATTATTCGCAATCGCATTCATCGTCTTCACAAATCATTCCTGTTCACCTCCTGCGGTATTATGCTGTGCATACCATATGGTAAGGGGTAATTTGTAACCAAGCCTTATCATAAAAAAAGAAAAAAAAGATAGTGGGAAAATACCTAAGACCGACTTTTCACAGCCGCCATCTTATGTTCTATCAAAAAACCCCGAATAAACGAAGCACAAACGAAAACAAGCCTTAAACTTTTAGTATTTTTATTAAACAAACCCACATATCTCTTTTTAGGGAGTAGAAAAGGGCCTTACACCCTTTCGGTAATTATTTTTGGCCGAGATTAGAATTACTACTCTCTTTTATATTTATCACTTTAATCACCAAGATTAGGTAGAAAGGGCGTAGATAACTTACCATCATTATCATACCCCACCTTATGCCACCCTCCACCGCTAAGGAATTATTCTTCACTTGCTTCACTTTGTTGTAGTTCCATATCCTTAACTACATTCAAAGCATCGTTGACTCTTTTCCAATCTTCCCATAGAGCATCTGCCAAAGCAGAAAGTTCTTCGGAGTCCATTTTAATTAGAGCCGCTGTTATGAATTTTTCTGGGTATTTCATTCTTCTTCCTCCTTTGGAACATAAAAGGTTTGTATCATTCCACCCGTTATGTTTTGTTTATGAAAACAAGCGGTATCGCAATAATACATCATGTGTTGGTTGGGGTCGAGTTTTGTTTGACACCATTTACAATTAGTATAAGGCTTTTCAACAAAGCCATGACCTAAAGGTGCAACAGGGCCAATTCTCATCAAGCGTTCATCTCCTGAAGTTGTTGAGAGATTTGTTTTAGTGCAAGAATGAGTTCTTTTTCTAACTCTTCTTGACTATCCGCACTTACACGCAATTCATCAATGATGAACTTCTCGTAGCGGTTCTGCTTAACTTTAATTACAAACTTCGGTTCTCGTTTCTTCCAAAACATACCTTAGCCGCCATCAAAACCTATATGAGGTGTGCTACAAATTATCCTTACCATATGGTATCAAAGTAATTTGTATGATAGACCTTGCCTTAAAAAAGGTGGATTTTTAAGGAGAATCCATAACTCCGATTTGTTTTGCCCTGCATTGTTTACTCAACACAGCGAGTTCTTTTCTTTAACCCGTCAATTCCCCGAATGATTAAAAATCATTCATCGTCGTCAAAGAAGATACTCATTGAGAGTCCTCTTCTTCATTGTCGTCTTGAGCCTGTTCGACCACAGGTGCTTTTGATGGGTCGGCAGGTCGAAGAAGTGCATTTGAAATACTGAACTTCTTTTCGTTATTTGCATCAACCCAAAGATTGTCCTTGATGTCTGCTTTAAGACCTGCAATCTTTGAAGTCTTTCGAGTCTTAACGAATGCTTGAACATTCGAGTAAGGTTGCCCATCTTCTTGTTTGACATTTGAAGCACGAGTCATTTCAAGGTGAGAAGCACCGTGTTCTTCAAGAACATTCCAAAAAGCGGTATATGCTTCTGAGTAAATTGCATCCGCTTGATTAAGAACCGTTTGTTGATATGCTGGCATTGAAACACCGCCACCTTGACGCTTAGGCCAAAGTGACATTTTTCGACCACGGGAAAGAATATCAGTCTTGTATATTCCACGCATAGCGATTCGGGTAGAACCACGGCTTAAGAAATTAACAATATCTTGAAAATCATCTTCAAAGTTATCGGCATTAAATGCCTCGCCTCCACGCAACTGTTCATCGTTTTCGGGAAGTGCTGTAAGTCGCAAAACCTCAGCCTTGTTTTCTACAAATGTTTTAACATCAGCGGTCCACGCATTCCATTCATCGTCAGTCATCATTTTTTTGTCTGTTTTATCAGCCATAATACTTAACCCCCTTCGGGTATCATTACCTATGACGAAATAGATATAAGGTGTTCGACAAATTTTCCTTACCATATGGATGCGAAGCAAGTAAAAAACGGTGAGGCAAATTTTGCAGAATATGGGTGTGCATGTGGGAGGGAAATGAAGCAAAGGTTTGCGAAGTCGTCTTTTACGGTCCTTATTTTTCGTCAGGTTTCGCAATACTAATGCCCTTCTATTGGGCTAATAGCCCTGCCGCTCAAAGAATGTATTAGTCTTTGCATACATTTCTTTTCGCTTAACATAGAAAACATTATGTTTCCTTACCATATGGTTCCGATAGTGATAAAATAGGGTGGTATGAGGGTGGGCAATATTTTGTCACGGGGAGTTCACTCCCTCGGAAAATGGAATGTCCATACCTTTTATTAAGGATAAACTCGGTGAAGAATGTTGCGTCGTAGCAGTATTGTTCATTGAATACTGCTTACTCCTTACACTTCACTTGTCGTTATTACCATATGGTAAGGTACGAGCCTGAGATTAAAGACACTTCGTTGTTTCAAAAAACCGCAAAGTAAAGACTTGTTCTTTTCACCACCCTCAAGCCACCCTTTAACAAGTTTCGCTTCGCCTGAACTTTTTATTTTTTGAAATCTTGAACCATATGGTAAGGCTGATTTGCTTACTACCTTATAGGGTTTAATTAGATGATAATAATACCCGAAAGGGCAGGAGAGATAAGAATGCTTGACACCGAAAAAGTAGTAGCGAAGGCCAACATATGGCTTGAAAATGAAGCAAACGACCCAATGAACATTGATGATGTTCAAATGTATTTGGAGCGAATTGAACAACACCCCGACTCGCCAAGAGTCGGACAATGGGTTGAACAGGTTCACCTTATTATCAAGGGAACACGCTTGAAAGTGGTATTGAATGAGGCTGAAAAAGCCGATGTTGTAGAATCGTCAAAGATGCTTCATGCAATTTTCAATGCTTATCCCGATTTGTCGGTTCCTCGTGACCGAACAATCGAAAACATCAGTGAGCGACTCACTAAAGCCAAAATCGCATCCATTAAGGCGGCTTCTCAATGAACCTCTTTGATGATGATGAATGATTAAGTCGAATTAGTCGTTTTCACCTGCTTTTAAGTAGGAGTGCCGCTCCTCACCCTTCTTCGGAGGGGTGGGGGGCCTTTTTTTCGAGGTTGCTACTAAACAAATTAACGATACCGCAACCATATGGTAGTTAAAACAGATAATAATTATTGGTGAATAATAGTGGTGTTATGCGCTACACCTAGTGTAGAGTGCTACACTTACTTTCATTCGCTGCATTCAAACCGCCACCACCTTATAGCCATTTGGCCCCCTCATTGACTATCTCAAGTCACTTGAACGCATTGAACCAATTATTTCAAATGTTCACATAAGAAACCAAACCTAAAAAACACTTTGTATTATTTACTTTATTATGTTTTATTTAATTTATACTATGTATTACAATCCGTTGGACATTCTCATTTGAGACACACATGAGAAAACAGTTTGTAGTATATATTGGGATTATAGAAAACAAAGTGTTTCACATTCTCATATTCTCAATATTCTCATATACTCTTAACTCTATTTTCTTATTATTATTATTATATATATCAGTATGTATTATGTATGTATATATGTGTAAGGCATACTGAGTGAGAAACATGAGAAAGTGAGAATGTCATGCGAAATGTATGAGGTAGGGCGATTATCTCCTACACTTTGTGTTTCTCATATGTCTCACGGTGAGAATGTCGGTCAATATGACCCATATCTAACACAATCTAACTTTTCATCAGGGAAATGTAAGTTTCCCTAACAAGACAAGCATCGAGGAAAAAACAAAATAAAAAAAAATAAAAAGGTGAACAAAAATGAACATATTTTATTTAGGAAACCCGCAGATTTCTGCACAAGAATTATGCGACAAACATGTAGTGAAAATGATAACCGAATCGGCTCAAATGTTATGCGCCGCTCATTGGTGTAAAGCAAACACTTTAGAAAAGGTTGAGAGACTAAATTGTGCAAAGTTGTTCAAACCTGCTCATGTAGGTCATCCCTCAACCATTTGGACAAGGGAGACAAATGAGCAATATCTATGGCATTATGAACTATATGTCGAGATGTGCAAAGAATACACTCGCCGTTATGGAAAGATACACGGCAGTTCGAGATTCATAGGTGTGTTGGATAAACCACCCGAAGATTTAGGCACAGGTTGGAGAGAACCTCCACAGTGTATGCCTGAGAAGTACAAATGTGACGATACAATACAAGCGTATCGTAACTATTACATTGCAGAGAAAAAACATTTCGCAAAGTATAGAAAAGGAGGAAGACCAGAATGGCTAAAATAAAAAATATAAAATGTAAAAATAACTGTGAAACTGGATGGCGAATGGCGTTTATAAATTACGAAAGAGCACCTAATGTGTGGAAATTTAGATGTATCGGTTGTAGTGAAAGTTTTAAAATAACAGTAGGTGAACGAAAATGATAATTAAAAATTATAAAATAACAAGTGGAGTGGCCCCGACACAAATTGAAGGGAAACTAATGGGCGGTAAGGAATTTTACATTCGATACCGTAACTGTGTATTCTATGCAGAAGTAGACGGTGAAATGATATGCCGTATGGAACTATGGAATAGAATGGGCGACTACCATAGAGAAGTTCACATGGAAACCGATGAGGCTTTTCAACTGGCAGGAATGAAGACGGCTATCAAATGCCGAAGACCTATGGTTCATAGGCCAGAATTTGAAGCAAAAATACATTGTAAAACATGCGAAGGTGAAGAAGAATGAGAAGAGAAATAACATGCAAATGCGGCGTAGACACTTGGTATGAAGATAGTAGTAATGTGAACTATGTAGACGCATGGCGAGCATTACAAGAAAAATGTAAGTGTGGTGGTGACGAATGAGCGAAGAAATGAAAGATTATTTGAAAGACTTTTTGGAAAATAAAATATCAAAGCAGGATTCAATGAAGATTGCTTTGATGCTTGATGTTAACATGGATGAAGCATATGATATTGCTGTAAAGGTTTTGATTAAGGCGGCACTTGATACATCAAACGATTTGACGGTAGAAGACATTGAAATAACGCACGAAATGTGTAATAAAGTAGACATTACTTGGTGGGGGAATAGACTTGAGAAATAGAAGAACTGTAGAAGTAGATGGTAGAAAATTTGAAGAAGAAGAACTTTGGGACCTAATGGTGACAGCCTTTGAAGGTGGAAGTAATTATTGGTTCGGCACTATAAATGTCAGTGTGGAAACAAGAAAACTTCACAGTCTTTTTGCTAACGATTTCTCACATACTATTACAAGTTGGCGGTGGTATCACCAAGTTCCTTTTGTTTTGGATGGAACATCGGGTTACAAAGGACATGAATTAGAAATAGACACCCCGGAAGGCAAGTTTTACCTAACAATTGATAAATTGTTCGAAGGTCTAAAATTAATGCACGAGGAAAGTCCTAGACATTACAACGATTTTATTACCGAAAACTGGGACGCAATTACAGCAGATGTTTTTCTACAATATGCTCTATTTAGCAAGGTGATTTTCGGATGATTATTAAGATGATTTACTCCGGAATTCTCATAATTATTATCATGTTTTTCGCTGAACTTTTGTTCAAAATGATAAAAATCGAAGAAAAGATGCAAGGGTCAGGGGATGAGGAAGAATGATTAACACAGACAAGTACGAAGGACATACGAAAGGTGATAATGAAGTCGGTTGGAGAATAGTTGGGGATAACTTTGTTATGAATGGGGAATCACCTTCATTTAGATTCATCGCTTATGCTCAACAGCATGATGGAAGACATACTCTCGTTGGGTTTTCCGATGCTGATGCAAACTTGATAGCAGACGCACCACTTATTTTTGACGCTTACAAAGAGAAGTGCGAGGAAGTCAAGCGGCTTACTGCATTGTTTGAAGAAACTAATCATCACCTTGACCTAATGGTTGGGGCATTTGGTATAGAAGCATTAGTGGAAATGGTAGGTGAAGAAGAATGACTGAACTATCAAAGTGTCATATATGTGATTCACCTGCGGAGGTAATTCTTACCGAAGGTAGACTTAATATACTCGAAGTCCACTCATTAAAAGGTCAGATAATATACGATTGGACCGGAGGTGGTAGCCTTGCTACACACTTCTGCAAGGCTTGTTTTTCGGGCTTGGCAAAAGAGATATACCGTGAAGGCTACTATGCCGACCACACACTAAGGAGAGATGAAGAATGAAAGAAATACAATGTCAAGGAGAAGGCTGTGGAAGAATGGCTGAACAAGTTGATGAAGACTACTATGTTTGTTACCGTTGCGGTTGGGCAGGTAGTGAAGATAACCCTGTTGTTGTTTTAAAAAGACAAGTAAAGGAAAAAGAAGCATACATCAAGAGGTTGAGTGAACAGTTAACAAGGGCGACTAAATGGGCTTACAAGCAAGTTCTTCACAATGATTCAGCAATGATGGACTTTGATGACTATGTTTGGGGTGATGAAGAATGAATGGAATTCATACAAACTGCGTAATATGTGGTGGGTCTCTATTACACCCAGATGAAATTAAACTGGGCTATCACGAAGAATGTGCAACATTACAGAACAAAAGAGTTCACTCAATGAGGGGATAAAATGGCCCAAATAAGAAAAAGAAACTGGTGTAGAGAATTTTTGAGGGAAAATGGTCCAGCAACTACACAAGAAGTTCTCAATTATATTGAGAAAAAAACGACTGGACTTGGCGGTGCAACTGCTAGAAGTTTAGGTATGATTATGAAGTGCGATTCTATGATTCGCAAGATTGATAAGGTAACACTCACAGGAGAAACTGGAGTCAAATACTCCGTTAACCTATGGGACATAAGGAGAGATAATAATGAATGAAGAAGGATATATGAAGCAACTTGAAGGACTAATGAACATGGGCCTGATAGGACAGGAAGAAATTGAAAAGATGTTGAAGAAAGCAACGGGTGGTCTTTGGCTCGATGAAGAACAACAGGCGCAATTGGAAACGGCTATGGCTACCTACATGGGGATGATTAATTCACTCCATGCAATCGGTATCATTTCCGACGCAAGAATTGAAAGTACAAAGAGAAAAACTCGTAAGGCCGTCAGCGAGATGATAAAAGACGGCAAAAAGGTAACAGAAAATGGAACATTGGAGGAATAAATATGGTAAAGGTAACAATTTTAAATCAGACAGGACACACAGAATTAGACTTATCGGCAGACGAAGCAATTCAGCAGATTTTGGACCACCCGACACACTGGGCTTACATTAACGGTGAATTGGTTTCGCATGACGAAATAGCAAACATGAACGCAGAAGACATTACAGATGTAGTGCTAACTCAAGCAATTGTTGGAGGTTGCTATTGAATAGGTAATTCTCTGTTGCCAACCTTATCTCGCAGGTATAGTGAGTAGCCCAACTTGTGGGCATAACAAGTGCAGTTTCGGGTCTGCTAAAAAACCCGCTTTTTTTATTGAGGAATTACTATGACTGTAAAAAAATCGTGGAAGGCTAAATACTGGCCTCAAATTATTGAAGAAATTGAAAGAGAAAATGAAACTGAAGACCGTAACTCTAATTGGCCGTATATCTATGATTATACCCAGCAAACTAGAAAACACATACAAAAGTGTCTGTCCATAACTTTACCTAACCATAATAGTTATGTCTATGTTAATTCAAAAGAAATAATGCAAGTAATTATATCTGATTGGAATGAATTTAATCTTAATACTCTAAGGCAGTTTCGCAGAACAATGAAGTCCTTTGAAAATAAACATCTTCTCAAAGCGGTCTACAACAAAAGAAAGGAGGAATTCGATGCACTGGTCGCTGAGAATGATAATTGATTTGCCGAAAGCAATACTAACATTTCGTAAATCACACATTATGATGAGCAAAATACAGAAGGTAGAGAAGAGGGAAGGTTCAATTGCTGGTTTCAAGACCATGTTAACCTACCCATCCTTTGAAAGTGCTGAAGTAGAAATATATATGGATATGCTACCTGAAGTTATGGATAATAAAGAAAAATATTCTCCTAAAGAAATAAAATGGTTTCTTGCAAAAGGTGAGGAATATGGTATTCTAAAAAGAGTAGATACCCCTGTTGAACCCGATGATAGTTGGAGGAAATGGGAAGAAGAATGAATCAATTGGGCATATGGTGTAATGGATAGCATTTTGGCCTTCTAAGCCGAAGATTCGGGTTCGATTCCTGATATGCCCGCCAATGGACAATTAGCATAGTATGGTTAATGCACTCGGCTCATAACCGAGCGACCACCGGTTCAAATCCGGTATTGTCCACCTATTCGAGGTAATTAAAATGATGATAAAATGTTTTAACTGCGATACAGTATTAATACTGAAAGAAACCCTACGGGGATATAGAATATGTAAGTGTTGTAACTTGCAGGTTGATAATAATACCAACCAAATTTATGCAACAGAATGGAAAGTTATCGCCATTAAAAAGGATAACCAAATAATATGGAGGAATATAATATGATGAATTATGAAAGATTTGTAAGTAAAGACAAGAAGAATGTGCTGACAGTTAATGGTACGAGATTAGAATTAAAAAAACCGTGGGCAGATTGCGAGCGACAACTTTGTGCTTGCTCAAAGCCAGATGCCCCTGTTTTCCGTTATCAATGTGAAAATGGTGGAGGCTGTAAAAAGTTTCAACGAATGGATTTTGGATGCTACCGCCTTGCTGTTGGTAAAGCACCTGTAAGAGTTTGTGAAGATTCTTGCGAATGTAACTGTCACCCTAAAGTTGAAGAGGGTGAAGAATAAATAAATAATAAGGGCGGGGTTCCCAAGTACGGTCAAAGGGGCCGGGCTTAAATTCCGGTGCGTATTGCTTCGTGGGTTCGAATCCCACCCCCGCCACTTATTATTGAGGTGATTAAAATGAATAATAGAAGAATAAAATTACATGAAAGACCAGCACCCGCTGTTGGTAATAACAAACATAAAAAGTTTATTCAGTGGATTACTGAGTATTTATCTATGGCCGGAGGTCAAGCAAATACTCTCGATATTTACTACTGGTTAAACGATAATACTAAACACGGATTGCAGATTAACGCACTCGTAAATGTATTATCTAAGGGTCCCTTTGAAGCCGTTGGAGAAGAATCAACGAACAGTGGTTTGGGGGTAAAAAGAGTTGTCAAAATCTGGCAAGTAAAGGTTGATAAAGTAGAAGAAAGGAGTGAAAAAGCATGAACAAAGAAACAGACATTTTGAGCGATATTACCGTACATATGAAGTATGCCAAGTATCAAAAGGACAAATTACGAAGAGAAACATGGGATGAACTGTGTGAACGAAACATGAATATGCACATTCAACATTACCCTCAACTTGAGGGAGATATACGAAAGTTGTATGAAAATTATGTGTTGAAGAAGAAAGTTTTGCCTTCAATGCGTAGCCTACAATTTGGTGGAAAGTCAATTGAAATTTCACCGAATCGAATCTATAATTGTGCATATATGCCTGTTGATTCTTTGGAATGTTTTTCCGAAGCAATGTTTCTACTTCTTGGTGGAACTGGAGTTGGATATTCTGTCCAAAGACACCATGTTGAAAGATTGCCTTTAATCCGTAAACCAAGTCCTGATAAGAAGCGACGATATTTAGTTAGCGACTCTATCGAAGGGTGGGCAGACGCAGTTAAGATTCTACTAAAGGCTTACATGGGACAAAATCTAAGCACACCCGTATTTGATTACTCGGATATTAGAGTCAAGGGTTCTCTATTAGTCACAAGTGGTGGAAAGGCTCCCGGCCCTGCACCTTTGCGGGAATGTTTAGTTAAGATTGAGAATCTTTTATTAGGAAAACCTGATGGTTATTCACTAAAACCTATCGAAGTTCACGACATGATGTGTCATATTGCAGACTCAGTTCTTGCAGGTGGTATTCGTAGAGCCGCATTAATTTCATTATTTAGTGCTGACGATAAAGATATGATTTCATGTAAAAGTGGAACATGGTGGGAACAAAATCCTCAGCGTGGGAGAGCAAATAATTCAGCAGTTTTAATTAGAAATCGTGTAACAAAACCGTTCTTTTTGGGACTGTGGAAACGAATTCAGGAATCTGGAGCAGGAGAACCGGGTATTTACTTTAGTAATGACAAAGATTGGGGAACAAACCCGTGTTGCGAGATTGCTTTGAGACCATATCAGTTCTGTAATCTTACAGAAATTAACGCTTCATCGGTAGATTCGGAATTAGATTTCTATGGGCGATGCGAAGCAGCGGCATTATTAGGAACTCTTCAGGCTGGTTATTCTGACTTCCATTATTTGCGAGATTGTTGGAAAAAGGCAACAGAAAAAGATGCACTTTTAGGTGTAAGTATGACGGGAATTGCCTCAAATACTTATGAAAAACTTGGGGTAAATCCTGAAACTTTATTGAATTATGGGACAGAAGTTATCAAGCAAACTAATAGAATATATGCAGAAAAAATTGGAATAAAACCTGCGAGTAGGTTGACCTGTATCAAACCTGCTGGAACTACCAGTTTGGTTTTAGGAACTTCTTCCGGAATCCACGCATGGCACGATGACTTCTACATTAGACGCATTCGTGTTGGAAAGAATGAGGCAATTTACTCATACCTTGTTAATGAACACCCTCAACTTGTTGAAGATGAATACTTCTCGCCACATGATACGGCAGTAATTAGTATTCCTCAAAAAGCACCCGAAGGTTCTACAACTCGTAAAGAGTCAGCACTTTCACTCCTTGAAAGAATCCGTTTGTTTTCAAAGACTTGGGTTCGTAATGGTCATGTTGATGGCATTAACACCCACAATGTTTCTGCAACCGTTTCATTAAAGGATGTAGAATGGGATTTTGTTGGAGAATGGATGTGGAATAACCGTGAATACTATAACGGTCTTTCCGTACTACCTTATGACGGTGGTTCATACAAACAAGCACCATTTGAAACAATCACAGAAGAACAATACAACGAACTCGTAGGAACCTTGAATAAGGTAGACCTCACACAAATAACTGAACTTGAGGACAATACAGACCTCAAGGGAGAAATTGCTTGTGCAGGTGGAGTCTGTGAAATTTAAAAAGAAACACGCACTGATACCAATTGATACTGTTATGGAGGATGGGGAACCTCGTAGCAATAAACAAATTATATCAGCAGTAATTGATTTGCCCACACATGGCGGGCGAATAAGAAGAATAATACCTACAACACAGGAGGTAGCCATGTATCTAAAAAATAACCCAATTTATGAATGTATAAGTAAAGGAGATGAAAAAATATGGAGAAAGAAAATATAATTTTTAGAGTGACGAGTTTCAAATCGAATGGTTCGGTTTGGACTAAGACATATGAAGAAGAAAAGAAATTACTTGAGGTATTGCCTGTTCTTTACACGCAATTTCCTCATGTGATGGTAAGTAGACAAACGCTGAAAAAGCCACACTTGGAATATCTAAAAGACTTGGGGGATAAACAATGAGAATCGAATTTCACATTGTTGATGATATGGAACTACCACCCTTGACTATTACTATGGATGAAGGTGGCCTACACCCAATATTATATATTAACCAACATCACCGAGTTTGGTTGGGGTTGATGAGAAATGCAATTCCGGGGATGGCACAACAAATGCAGGATAAGTTAACAGAATTATGTGATGGCTACTTGCGAGAACAAATTAGATTTGCACAGGCGGATGAGGAATATGAATGAAGAAGGAATTAAAAGCGTAACAAAATTAATTAAAAGGGTAAAGGCTGGGGGCGGTCAAACTTTCAGTGTTACAATTACTGCAAGACAAAGACAACTGACGACCTTTATTTCTACGGTTTCTACCCATACGGAATATCGGGGATATAGATATTATAGAAACCGGGGTGTTAACGACCATTCGGTTAGGGAAGGAAACGACCAAACTATAAATTATTTTGCCAGAACCGTCGTTAAACTGTTAAATAATTGCTTTAAAAGACAAGAAACCTTTGCATTTTTTAGTGCATATGGCAAGGTTATCTTTCAACACTATGAAGGTAAATACTATTTGAACGGTAATAAATTAACTAAAACCCGCCTTAATTCTTGTGTTCCCGGTATTTTAATGAAACTTGCTATCAGTAAAGATGAGAAAAAGTTTAGTAAATTCGTAGATATGATTATTGAAACAGACCCGAAAATCTCTTCAGCAATTGTTAACAAAATTGAATACACATTTTTTGATAATAATAATAATAAAATTACCACCCTTCTCAATTTAGAAAAAACTGGAAAGGAACATTCTGCAATTGAACTTTATGAAGGCGTGTGGGTGGAATTTAAAGACACTCAAATCAAGTCTTTTATTAATTCATGTAGAGGGAATAAAAACAAATTCTTAGGTGTAAGTCCCGAAGAACTATATTACTTATCCCGTGAAGAGTTCTTATCCAAAAGCGAAATACAAGTAGTATATGCGTTCTTGGAACAAAATCGCAAGTCTTCACTTGTCGAAAAAAGAAGCATGGAATTATTCAAAGACCTCACAGAAAGGTTCAAGGGTAAAATCTTCGAAAAGGCTATGATTATTGATAAAGTTGAAAAACAAAGCATGGCAGTTAGGGGAAAGAACTTAGATTGGTTGGTAGTCGATAGAGGCTATAAGGCAGGAAGACAAGATGTTTCTACATACGCTGTGTTTTGTATAAGTAATTTTAAAATAACAAAACAAAACGGTACACCTGTGTATGAGGCGAATAGTGATACTGGACTACCTAATGTTAGGGCAGACCAACTGTGGTCAGATAAAAAATCCGGTAAAAAATACTATCTTTTCGGACCAATATGTATCGACCAAGCACATACAGGTATTTCAATTGGAGACCAATTTGCGGCAAGGTCTATGGCATTGTTAAACGATGTTCATACCTTTTCCCAAGTTTCAACCCTAAGAGGATATGAAAGATACAAAATAAAAAATAGAGTCGATTGGGATGCCTTGTCTATATTGTTCCGGTAGAAATAAATTCGACAAGGAGATAAACCTCTATGTATGCGAGGCTTGTAATTTTATTAATGTTTCGAGAATTATGGAGATAAATAATTCCGTTAAAGTGGATAGAAACTTAGTAGAATTATCTCTAATTTGTAGTGAATTTGGAATAGAAAAAACAGAAGAAATTAAAAAAATGTTTCGCTCATCTTATGTTGCCTTACTCAAGGGTAATTATACTATGTCGGAACTATCAGTAGCAGTAGTGTTCCTTAACAACAAGTCGCTCAATTTAGCAAAGTTGGGCGGCTTCATGGGGGTTAAAACACGCAGGGCTAAAACCGTTGTTAAAAGATTACAGAACATTTTCAACATAGACTTAGTTTATTCAGTTGAAGAGGCGCATGAGTTCTGTGATACACATAATTTGAATGCGAAGAAATTAATTACCTATGTATCTGATGACATGAAAATAACGAAAGAAGTTCTCATGTCCTGTATATATTTGGCTACCGACTTGTCATACGGTAAGGTAGCAAGAATGTTTCATGTAAGTGAAAATACCGTATGGCGACATGTAAAAAAAATGGGGAAATATGTATGAAGAAAAATAAAATAATGATTATTGGATGCGGTGGAATTGGGTCTTACTTGATTTCACTATTAGATAGACCAAATAGAATGATTACAACTACGAGGTTATACGACATTACAGTGTATGACCCTGATGTTGTTGAAATGAAAAACCTAAGTTATCAAAACTTTGATGCTGATGATGTTGGCTTGAATAAAGCAGAAGCACTATCACAAAGATTTGTCTTTAAATCTCAACCATATAAGGTTCTTACACCTTCTCAAATTGAAGGGTATGACTTAGTTATATGTTGTGCTGATAACTTAGATGTGCGAAAGATGCTTTATAAATCAGGCATTAGATGGCTTGATTTGAGAGCGCAGGGTCGAGCCGGTTTGCTTGTAAGTTCGGATGAAGACCCGAAACTTTACTCGACATTAACAGCAGGACCGGAAGGTTCTTTTTCATGTCAAGGTGATAATTGGGATAAAAGTAATCAAGGAGTCCACTTTACTCATGTAGCGGTTGCAGGTTATGGCGCACAATGGGTTCAAAGATTCTTTGCTGGAGATTATACTCCAAAACATATTGTGGTGAGCGCATGAGTGATAAAATAGTAAGAGAAGAAATAATTGGACATGAAGAAGAAGTGACCGAGGATATGATAGACTTGTTCTATGAAACTTGGGAACCTGAGAACGATGCGGAATACATTGATGAATTAGTTATCAACTCAAGGTATGAAGTTGTAGCAATAATTCGTGAAGAAGATAACACCGAATGGGTTCAAGAAACCCTACAAACTTACGGTGCTAAAGTTGAACCTAAATACGAAGGAGGGGCTATGAGTTCCTTTTTCCGTGGAACAGAACCAAAAGGCCCACTAAATGTTCAACATACAGATATTCCTGCTGAAGTCTGGCAAAAAGAAATTAATGAAGTTTGGGGACATTTATTGCGAAAAGGAGAAGATATTCCTCGTGACCGTAGATTTTTAGATGCAATTTGGAATGCTTCTACCAGTATTCTACCGGGCCTTGAAGTATCAGTTATTGTAGACCGTAAAGGAAAACTATTTATGAATAGTGGAAGTCCGGGTTATGTAGATTATGGCGGGGTAAATGTTACAGGAATGAGTATTCCTATCCGTTGTTGGATTCATACTCATCCCTTTGGTTATGCCTTTTGGTCTGGAACAGATAATAGAACCCTGCGTAATTGGCGACCTATTAATCAAGAAGCAATTGTTATTGGAAAAGGAGAACACATGATATGGGAGAAAACAACAGAAGGGGAAAGAATGACGAAGATAGTAGACCGAGAAGCCTTCGAGTTGTAAGGTTTCCTACATTTGGTGATAGAGAAATTGAGTGTCCCGTATGCGAGGGAAATAAATGTATCGTATGTAATGGAACAGGATTTTTTGAAATAAGTGGAGAGGTTTGGGCAAGTATTCAACAACCGCATATTATACAGTATGTGCATGATAACTTGCCCATCCTTTCTAAGGAATATAATACAATTTATGGTTCCGGAATGATTATGAAAACATTGGGCATTCTCAAAAAGAATTGGGAAGTATTAGAGGTCAGTAGTCTAATAGGTTCAATGTGGATATGTATTAATATCCAAACTGCTGAAACAAAACACTTTTATAAAGAAGGAGGACTGAAAAAATGGTTAGTATTAGAGAAATAATGAGAATGTGGAAAGGAAAGCGTGGCGTTACACAAGATGCGGCAATTGAATTTCAAGAAAGAGCGAAACAACTGATTGAAGCATTGGTTAACTTGTCGAACTATGAAGCACAAAAGCGTGGTAATAATTCACGCTTACGAGCAACAGATGTTCGATTGGCATACCTTACAATGTTGGATAATCGTGTGGATGAAATAGATGAAGAAGCCTATACAGGTGAAGTAATTTCAAGAGAAACAGAAATGACTGAAGAAGAGTTCGGTGATTGGAATGCTGAATAATTTAATTAAACAAATTGATGAAGCAATCGACATGGCAAACAAATCAAGTCAAAAGGCTTTGGTTGCAAAACTTACATTGATTCGCAACTATACTTTAGGATTTACACACGCACTATGGGGTGAAAATGTTGTCGAGAATCAAGACAGTGACCCACGGTGAATATGAAATCTTACAAGCACTTCTCGATTCTTCAGTAATTGCTGAAGCAATTGAGCGTGTAAAGTATGACATGGTTCCCGCTAATGATGATGTAGCGGAAAAAAGGTTTGGACAATCAGTAGCAAGTGTGGCACAATATATGCAAAATATGTGTGACCGCAGACTACATAGATTGCCAAAAAATCATCCGAATTATAAGGAGAAATAAATATGAAAAGCGAAGAAGAAATTAGGGCAATGTTGTTACAAGCAGAAGGTGAAGCAAAATATTGGCGTGACCGTTTTCATTCACGAACAATGGACACAAAAGAAAATGCAGAATGTCTGCGTAACTACACAGCGTTGCGTGGAGTTTTGAAAACCCTACGCTGGACATTAGAAGAAGTTACTTCTTCACCATTGAGTTGATATTTATGTATGGCGACGAAGATGCACCTAAAAATGTAGAAGAAGGAGTTAGTAGACTTTTAGAAAGCATTTTGTGGGAGGTATTAGAAGAAGAAATGGGACTTTATAAGAAGTCCCCATTTAGTAACTATCCTTCATGGAAAGATGCAGATAAAAAAAGATACGATAGAGCAGCAAAAGTTTTGTATAAAAGATTAAAAAATATGATGGATAATAAAACGGAAACTAAAATCGTGAAAACGAAAATTGTCTCCTCTCCTGATGCAAAGTATAATAAGAATAAAACTCTCAGGGATTATATGAGAGAGTATGTGGGATGAAGAATTAGACCAACAACCTATCGAAGAAGGCAACATTGTAGACATTATCAGCCACGACGGAGTAAAGCGTGGTAGTGAAATAGTTGCCGTTCATTGTTTTGTCTGTGGAGAAAAATTCATAGGACCAAAAGACAAAGCCGGAATGTTTATTAAAGGACACAAAGAGTTTCACACATGGGAAATCACATTGTATGATACCTTCGGTGGGCTTTAAATTTATACAGAAGGACAGATTCAAGGAATACTTTTACTCGCAGGAATACCACAGTTCAAAGTGGTAGGAATTATTAGTAAGCGAGGTTGGGAACCGAGGTATGACATTAAGTTGCGATTACCCGAACAGATGTTAATACCAATGACCCAAGCACTTGAAAGACTACAAGTTAATTGTCAGTTAAAAAGAGAGCGTGGTCGTAGAGTAGATACAATAGTTATTCGTAGAAGACTTGATGTTTTACGAATATGTGATATTTTTCCCCGAAATGTTCCGTCAAAGAGCAAAGTGTGGGGTAAATTTATCCGGTTAATGGAAATGGTTCGCAACGGTGAACATATGAACAACGATAGTAGATATGAGTTCGAGATGATTTTAAATGAAGATAACAGAAGAGAAGAAGAAACCTAAAATTTTTGTAGGTAAAGCCGGTACAGGTAAAACTTACAGTGCGACAGCCGCATTAGAAACAAAAGAATATGTGCGTTATCAAGCCAATGATATACCAATCGACGATGTATATTCTTGGCCTATTGATGTGAGCATTATTATTGAAGATGTGCATTACAAAGCCGACAAGGAAAAGATTATGGATTTAATCTATTCCGGTAGAAAGGTAGTGCTTACATCTATTAATAAGAAAGATGTTCCTAAAGCAATTATCAATGCGTGTCAAGTTAAACTGTGCGGCAGAACCAACAGAAATCAAATGGTGATTAAAACACTATATGCTAAAAACTGTGATGAGGTTAAAACCTTTGAGGCAAATATGTGGTCGCTTACGGGCAACTACATTAAAATGAAAGACCGTGATGACTTTTACAAAGGTGTGCGTTTGCATGAACCCCCACCTATGCAGATACTTTCATGGGCTTCAGCCTCAATGCCTAATAACAATAAATTAGCATTTGTAGCATCAACGCTACATAGATGGCCGAAGGACTATTTCTATGCGCTATTGGCTTATTCTTGGGAGGGTGGTTATGTCACAATGACTCCACCTAAGAGAAAGTCTTCGAGTCTGTTTCCGGCTATATGTCTTAAATTAGGACTAAAGGAAACAGATGGCTACTTAGTTCGCAACCTTGTAAAAGATGTTGAGTATGCTAAGTGGGCCGCTAAGAAATTATTACCCGAAGAATGTAAAGTTTTGGGTATTAGTAAGGAAAGAAGAAAGAGAATAACAACAAGAAAAATGAAAGGATTAGAGGAATTTTAATGAGAAAAGGAAATGGAGAAGCATTTACAAAATGGGCTGGGGAAATGCTTAATAGGCTACCCTATAAGTTCATGCGTGAGTGTTATGAAAACGAGATGACATTAGACGAGGCGGTGAAAGAGTATGAAAGAAGACATGAAGACTCTAATTGAACTGACTAAGAAAATGGCAAGCGAATTACACATTACCAATAAAATCGCAATAAGCGTTTCTATTGTTAATGTAATCACCCTCGTAGTAATTGCGTGGGGACTAATGAGGTGAAAAAAATGAAACAAATGAATGACTATGTGTTAATAAAAAATGAAAGAAGAACTACCACTGACAGTGGTATTATATTGAATGCGAACCAAAATGGAGGAATTGTATATGATTCTCCTGTTGGTGATATGGTTGGAAGGTATGTCTATTACAAAAATGGATATACATTTCACGATGAAGGAATAGAATATGTTGCTATTAAATTAGAAGATGTAGTGGCGGTGAAAGGATGAAGTCTATTTTGTATGGAAATGAAGCGAGAGAAAAATTAATCGAAGGGGTTAACGCAGTTGCTAATGCAGTTGGTGTGACTTTAGGCCCTGCAACTCGTAGTGTTATTATTGATAGAAGAGATGGCTTGCCTCCTTTGGTTGTTAATGATGGTGTGACTGTTGCAAAAAATATTGTTCTTGAAGATAAAATGGCTAATGCAGGTGCTAAACTTGTCATCGAAGTTGCATCAAGAGCGCAAGAAAATGCTGGTGATGGAACTACGAGTTCGACAATCATGGCTCAATCTCTAATTGAAAATGGTAAAAATCTACTAAGTCAATATACAGGTGTTGCTATTCGTAGTGAACTCGAAAGACTGTGTGAAATAACATGTAAAGAATTGGATAATTTATCCTCGAAGATTGAGGGTAGAGATATTTACCATGTAGCAAAAATCAGTGCAAACAATGATGAAAATATGGCTGAACTAATTTACTCAGCCGTAGAAAAAATAGGATACGATGGAGTTATCTCAGTTGAACCTTCACCTACGGGTGAGGACACTGTTTCTTTTATCGAGGGCTTTGAATGCGACAAGGGATATATTAACCCTGTTTTGACAAAAATATTTGGTGAAAGCAATACATTTGAAAAACCGTGGATACTAATTTCAAATGCAGATATTAATGACTTTGCTCAACTTATTCCTGCACTTGAATTCGCTAAGAAAAAGAACCGACCTTTGATTGTTCTATGCACTTCTATTGGGGCAGTTGCACTAAATACATTTGTAATGAATCAAGTGAACGGAAATATCAACGCTTGTATTGTGCAAGCAGAAGATATTTCATTTTGGCAGACTGAGAAGTTAAACGACTTGGCTATCTTTACGGGTGGTAAAATGATTAACAAAGAATTAGATATGTCGCTACTTGATATTAACGCCTCATACTACGGACAATGTAATAAGGCAATTATTTCATCCAAGAAGGCCGCATTCTTGGGATTCATGGGTAATGATGATTTACTTTTAGAACGCCTTGATGAAATTGCAGTTGAAGAATCTATGGCCGAGAATGAGTTTTACCAAAAGAAACACTCAGTTCGTTATGGAAAACTTCAAGGTAGTGCCGCAGTTATTGGTATTAGTGGAATGTCCGAACAAGAGATTCAAAATAAATTAGAAAGGGTAGACGATGCCTTGAATGCTACAAGGGCGGCTATTGCAGAAGGAGTTATCCGAGGTGCAGGTGTTGAACTTTATAACTTGACCCCTTCGATTAGTAATAATAATATACAATCTTTAGGTGTTCAAAAAGTTTTCTATGAAGCATTAAAGTCTCCTTTGAAAAAGATATATTATAATATTAATGGAAAAAGAATGGATTCATCATTTAATAAAGACATTATGAAGGGACACTTTTACGACGGTATTACCAACACTTTCATAGAAAATGGTGAAATTTTTGACCCTGTTCGAGTTGTAAAGTCTTCACTACGCTCGGCTGTTAGTGTGGCAGGTTATGTCTTAACAGCAAATTGTTTGATAGGTGAGTAGTAATGGAGGGTGAACCATACTACTTTACAAACTTTATTTCATATACCAAATATCCAAATACTCCAGAAACGGATATGATGGAAACAGTATTACATGTTGTAAAATTTAAAATAAATGGAGAAGAAAAAATAGTCGAAGTGATGGCAACTGACCCATCAAATGCGATAAATATAGTAAGGAGAGATTTGAATGAATTGGACAGAAAAATATAGACCGAATGTAATAGGAGATTTGATTGGACAACATAAGTTTGTTGCCGATGCAGAAACATGGATAAGTAAAGGTAATTTACCTCCGGTTCTTATGTATGGAGTTCCGGGGATTGGTAAAACAACTGCGGCCCATGTATTGGCTAATCACTTTCTTGGTGATGATAAAGACACAGACTTCTTAGAAATTAATGCGAGTCAAGACCGTAAATTAGAAACAGTTCGACAGACTATTACCAACTTTGTCAACACTCGTTCAGTAACTGGGAACAAGTTTAAAATTTGTTTTCTTGATGAATTAGAAGGAATGACTCGTGATTCGCAACGGGCCTTGAAAAGAGTAATGGAACGGGCGACCAATGTTCGTTTTATTATTGCTTGCAACGACCCATATGCTGTTGATGACGCAATTCGTTCTCGTTGTGCGAACTATTTCTTTACACCAATCCCTGAAGATGTTCAGGTAAATCGTTTAATGGAAATTATTACCGAGAATAATGCAGATTTTACTGAAGAAAACGCTCGCAAAATTGTAGATATTTGTGGGGGGGATATGCGCCGAGCAATCAATGAATTACAGGCGTGTATTTATTCCGGAAAAACACCGGATAATCTACTTAATGAACACATGGGACCTTACAAGAATTGTTTGAAGCAACTTCTTGATAAGAACCCCGAAGCATTAGACTTTTTACATAGGCTTGTTTTTGCAGGTCATACTGTAAAAGATATATGTGGGAAACTCTTACAATGTGTTTTGGATATGGAATTATCTGCTACCGAGAAGTTTAAGGTAGTAGGTGCAGTAGGAGAAATGGAGTGGAGAAGCAGAAGTGTGACTCCAAAGGTGCTTGTGGCTTGGTTCACAGCACAGTTTATGAAATAAAAAAAATAAAAAAAAGGAAAGTGAAAAATATGATTGAAAGAGTAGAAAAAGAACTGAACAGTTTGGCGACCCGACTAAGTATTGAAGTCGGAGAAATGAATGAAAAATACACGGAGATTGGCAGTAGCAATAATCTCGACTTGGAAGATGAGCGACAACAACTTGTTGCTTTGACTTTGACTCGTAATTATGTTCGTGGCCGTCTTGCATCTAATCGAACAGCCTCAACAGGTTTCGGTAATGCGGGAACAGGTTTCTTTATCGGTATTGAACCGGCCCGTGATGTAATGGAATGGAAGCGAAAGAATGTGTTGAGTAAGTTTAACAGTGATTCTTCACAAGCATTGAAAGATGAATTGATTGCAGAAGTGACACTTACAGAAGGTGGGTCTTACGAAAAGACTCAAGTTAAGAATGGTGAATGGGACACAAGAGTTATTCCTCAACTTCCGGCTTCGGCTATGGAAGTTGGTGAAGACCATTGGATTGTTCCTGTTGACCCTGTTAAGTCTTGGGCATCTGGCGATACAAATAAGAATTACGGAAAGCCTTTGCCTAAAGAAGAGTTTAAACTTCGAGCGCATTTCATTGGAATGAAAGAAGATGGCGATATGCAACTTTGGTCCCTTCAATTGAAGAACGACCAAGCAAAGAATTTCAATGTTGAAACATTCCGTTGGACTACCATTTATGGTTTGTTTAATGAAGAAAGAAATGCAATTTACGGTATTCGCAACAAGACTCTATCGAGTATGAATTATCTCGATGTTCTTGATGAAGAAGACCCTCGATGGATTGATGTTTCCGGTGAATCTATGGAAGACATTCTCGTTGAGCATACAGCAGAATACCTTGCAGATATGATTGAGTTGGATTCTTACCATGACCTAATTTCTCAACAACAAGGTTTGCGCCTTGTAGTTACTGATGGAATTGTTACGAGTATGAATCTTACTCCTAATGAGCGAAGTGGAAACCGAGTTATTTGGGTTGAACCTGTCGATGCTAATTACGGTTTCGATGAAGACGATATTCCTGAATCAACACCTATTTGGGTTCCTTCTCATATTGATATTAACTTCGGAGTTGGTTCCGATGTTATTATTGTTGGGCGAACAAATCAAACCCAAAAGAAGGATGAAGACGGAATGCCTATTGACGGTGAATATAACCCTGTGACAATTAACTTGTATGGTGTTTATGCTCGAAGTGCAACCGGTGTAGTCGTTGAAGAAGAAGCAGAAGGCGAATCAATGGAGTTTTGGTGATTTAAATGAATTACAAGAAAATTGGTTTGATTACAAGCGTTGCCTCGATTTTGCTTAGTATCGGTGTTTATGCCGCTTACGATGAAAACTTGGGTATTTTTGTTGGTCTGTGGGCTTCAACCTTATTGTTGCTCTCGGACAAGATTGAAGATATGCTTTGATTTAACTTCCGTGTAAATGTTGGCGGCTGAATGACATTCGGATAGGTGCGAAGCCTATATTTAAAAAGGTGAAAAGATGATAATTAAAATGAATGAAATACTACTAGACCTCGAAGAGGTAGAAACAATAGAATGGAAAGAAGATGATAACGAATACGACAGATACAGTGTTCGTTTTCACATGAAAAGCGGTAAAATGTTCACACGCTTAGTGCATGAAAAACAACTAAAAATATTAAGTGAACAATTTAAGGAGGAAGAATAATGAGTTTGAAAGGAAAAGGAAAGGCGAGTAATCTCGTAAAGAGTGCAAAAGAAGAAGATGTGAAAAGTGCTTTCGCAAGTGCAAAGGCTAAGGCTTTTAATCAGCGAAAGCGTTTGATGGAAAATGAATCAGCATATATGTTGTGTGGAATTAGCGGAGACCCCGGTACTGGAAAAACCGGATTAGCAATTGATTGCAGAACTGATGAAGAAAAAGAAACCCATTGGGTTTTTATTCTTGACTTTGATGAAGGTGCAGAACCTACATGGAGGCAACATTGGTCGAGTGATGATAAAGTGTTTATCTATAATCCTCATGTCTACAAAGAAGACATGACAGTGGATTACTTGGCTACTGCTGATATGGCCCGTTTCTTTATGGGAATGGTTAAGGAAGCAATTGAAACAAAGAAAATTGAATACGGTGAAGAAACAATTGAAGTTGAAGGTGTAAAGGCTATCGTTTTTGATGGTCTTGATACTTGGCTTGATACTACAAATATGATTGCCAGACTAAACCACATTAAAGGTAAGGACCCAAGAGCGGCTGATAAAGTCAAAATGGTTCCGACACAATGGTATGCACGAACAGAAGAATACAAGCGATTGTTTAAGGCCGCTTGTCAACTCCAATGTCATAAGTTTTTCATCACACATATGAAAGAAGTGCATGATGGATTTGAAGTTGTTGGACAAAAGCCCGATTGGGAAAAGTCTACTACTGCAAAGTTGTTTCAACATATCCACACATATCGTGAAGAAAGAAACAACACGACAAAATTACACGCTAAGGTTCTCAAGTCAAAGACCAACGCAGACAATGAGGGACAATCCTTCATGTTGTTTGAAAACAACAAAGGTAAGGTTACTTGGAATGGCTTAGTGCCAATCAAAGAAAACAACCTTTGAGTGTAATGGTTTTTGATATAGGGGTGCTGTTATGTTATGTTATATTATGGAGGAATTTAAATGGAATTTAGAATGAATGGAAAAGAATTAAAAGAAGCAATTAATATTTGCAGACTACGGGGAAAATACAATGAAGGTATGAGTAATAAAACCAGTGTCTTATGCGACGATTTATTTATCGAAGTGGAAGACGGAATGGTGTATATTCAAAATGCAAATAATTTTACTTATGTGGTTTATAGACACAACGATGAAGAGGCGGTTAACGGAATGGTTAATTTGTCCGGCTCTACACTTGAAAAGTATTTAACAGATACCGACTTAGTGTTTAGAAGTGATGATGGAAAAATAGAATTGGCTTCAGGTAATAGTATTGTAACCCTGCCGGTATTGGGTAGACATGAAGAACTTCATGTTATATACAGATTAAAAGACAAGTTGCGAAACTTAACCCGTAGGTCAATTAGAAAAATGGTAAGAGAGGAACAGGACATTTTTGTTACTGAAAAACTTGCACTAAAAACAATGCTTGATGTTGAATCCGACGAACTTACAGAAGCGATGATGCTTGCCGAGAAGGTAGGTAATTCAATTTATAGAATTGAATGGGATGGAGATAAACTTCTCGTCAGTTCTACCAAGAATAACGAAAGTGTATTTACAGAAATTGCTGCCGTTGGTACAGACAGAAAGGCTACTGTTGAAATCTCTTTACCTATTAGCAAATTAGTAAGTAGAGAACGAGAAGTTATCATTCTTTACGACGATGAAAAACCCGTTATCTTTGCTAATGAGCAAGTAACTGTGCTTCGTGCGCCGAGGTTGGGTGTTTAATATGGATGAATTAGTAGAAACAGTAAGACAATTAGATGCAAGAATACAACAATTACTACAAAGTAAGAACATAGATGAAGCGCAGTTTCTAAGAATGTATGCTAAGAGTAAGTCTGTTCAAATCGCATTTGCTATGGGTAGTCGAAGTATGGCTATAATGATGGCTGATAGCGTATTAAAACAAATGGGTGAAGAAGAATGAGAGCAGATGAAGCAAGAAAAATAGTTGAACAAACAGAACTATACCAAATAGAAGAAAGATTAATTATCGAAGAAGGTGAACGCTGTATAAAAAGAGCCATAAAAGATGGAAGAATGAAATGTAGTTCAGGACTTCACTTTAAGAATCAACATCATTGGGATTCTATTATTAGACACTGGAAGGGTTTAGGTTACACGATAGTATGGAATTTTGGAGGGGGCTACAATCCTTCTCAATACCCAAGTGGTTTAAGTTGGTGAAAAAGAATGAGTAAATACGAAGAACAGGTAATTAAAAAAATTCGTGAAAGAGCCGAAGTGGGTAAGAATAAATACGGCGTTACAATGGAACGCACTGATTTAAACACACTTGAATGGCTTGTTCACTTACAAGAAGAACTAATGGATGCGGCTGTATATGTTGAAAGACTAATGAGAGACTTTGAGAGATTGAAGTTAGCCGCTAAATATGGTGAAGAATTTGCAGACTTAATGGAGGAAGTTTAATGAAAATTAATATTAACGGACACATTGAAGTCGGTGAGGAATGGGAAGATACTAATTATTTGCGAGAGCATTTAGAGTATTTGTTTATGGAATACCTTCAAGGTGAAGGAATAAGTTTCAAGATTAATGAATGGATAGTGATTGAAAATGATAATAGACACGAAGGGCAGTAATATACATCTACGATGGAGAGAAGGTGGGAAAAGAAAGGAAGAAACAATAAAGGACTACAAACCTTATTTCTTTATCTCCGGCGCATCTCATTGGCATCAGTCTCAAATGGTTGTTAAAAACTATGGGAAGAAAAGAGCAATACCCGTAGATATTGAATGGGGGGATTGGGAAAGCCTACACGGTAAAGGACTAAAAAAGATTACTTATCATAACCCTAAAGACCGTTGGACTCTTATGAATGAATTTCATAATCAGGGAATCGCTACCTATCAAGCAGATGTTGATATTAAGCGTCTTTATGCTGTTGACCGAATGACTGAGATTAAAGAATACGAACACCGTAAATGGTATTTTGATATTGAGTCTCAAGTAGGTGGAGTGCATGATGGTAAAACAACAGTGCTAAGTATCTACGATTCATTTACTAAAAAGAATACGGTGATGACTTGGTTTCCTAAAGAGGCCCGTGTGGATTACAAAAATGTAAAGTTTTCCAGCCTTGATTATGTGCAGGTTTATCAAAGTGAAACAGAAATGTTTTACGCATTTATTGAAATGATGGAGGAACAAGACCCTGATATGATTATTGGTTGGTATGTTCTCGGCTACGATATTCCTCAAATTATCAAGCGTATGTGTAAATTAGGTATTGACCCTAATCGCATGTCTCCTTGTGGGGAAATTAAAGATGTTCGTAGAAAGTTTAGTAATGGAGAAACCACAGGTTGGCAATTAGGAAAAGGTACAGGAGATGAAAAATACTTTAATAGCGCACAGCCTATTCGTGGCAGATTAACTTTCTGTCTAATGGATAGATTTGAACGCCTTTGGACTGATTCTCAAAACGGTACATTGCCCTCTCTAAAGTTGGATGATTGTGCTAATCTTGTTCTCAGTGAGCGTAAGGTTGAGAGTTCTAAATTTGAAGACTTAGAGTTCTATGAACGGGCATGGTTAGAAGACACTAAGACTTACCTTGAATATGCTAAGGTAGATGTAGATTTGTGTGTGAACATTGATAATAAATTGAATGTAAGTGAAAACAGTCTTGCCCTACAAAGACTTATCGTATGTCCTTTCGAGAATACATATCATAATTCTCAAATGGGTGGAGTATATTTTATGCGTAAGTCTGGATGGATTCCCCCAACGGGAGTTAAAACCGAAAAGGAAAGATATGACGGTGCTTTCGTTATGGACCCAACATTAGAAGGGACTTACGGACTACATGAAAATGTAGCCGTGTTTGATTTCAAATCACTTTACCCTTCTATGATGGCCGCAGTAAATATCTCATGGGAAACTAAGCGTGGTCATGGTTATCCAGTGTGGGTAAATACACCTAAAAATTTAGGGGGCTTTGATGAAAAGCCAACATATTACTACGAAAAAGATACACTTGGTCTTTTACCACAAGCAGTTATCGACATGATGGCTTTACGGGATGAATACAAAACTCTGCGTAAAGAGGCTAAAACAGACGAAGAATATATTAAGTGGGACTCAGCACAGATGGCTACGAAGAGAGCCGTAAATGCTTTCTACGGTATTCTCGCAAAAGAAGGTTTTGGTTGGGCTGATATGGAAATGGTTCAATCAATTACTGCTTCTGCTCGTCATGCTATGCGTGAAACTGCTTTTAAAGCGCAAGAGTTGGGCTACGAAGTTATTTATGGACATACGGATTCAGTTTTTGTTAAAGTTCGTGATGTTGACGATGCAAAACAACTAAGAGTCCTGTTAAATGACTATATTTCACGAGAAATCTTCCGAGAACCAGTAGAATTAGAGTTTGAAAAGTTTGCCAGTAAGTTTTTCCTTTCTAAGAAGAAAAATCGCTATTGCGGCTATCTTTCTTGGAAGGATGGGGAGTATTTACCGGAAGATAAGTTCTTCGTAATGGGGTTCGAAATGAAAAAGTCAAATGAGACAAAAGTTGCTAAGAAATTTCAAGAAAACCTACTAAGAATGGTTGCTTCTTTCAAAGAGGAAAAGGAAGTCATAGATTATTGTAATAAAGAGTATGCAAAAGTAGTCAAAGGTGAGGTATCTTTGAGAGAAATTAGTAAGCGTAGTAGACTTCGAAGAAATATTGAGGACTACGATATGATTGCTGGAGGTTCAGCAGGAATTATTTACCATAACCAACAGGGTTTAGGTAAAATTAAGAAAGGTGATGCGTATTATTATTTTAAAATTAATAATACAGACTTAGAAGAAAAATGTTACATCTTAAACGGTGTATCTAAATCGTGTGAATATATTTCGTTCTTAAAATTTAAGGATATTAAAGATATGTTCACACCTGATTGGGAGTTTATCGCTAATGGAGAAATTATTAAGAAGGCTTTGCTTGTATTTGAAAGCATGGAGTGGCCTATTAAACTCATAAAGAAAGACATAAACCAAACAACTTTAGAGGAGTGGTGGTAATGGGAAAAAAAGAAGGAACATATTATAAGACATTAAGGGCATTACAGCAACGCAAGAAAAAGAAGCAAGAAGAAATAGAAACTATTGAACAGGAGTTTTTAAAAGTTGTTAAAGAAGAAAGACAGTTTTGGAAAAAACAAGGGCATTGTAATATTTGTTTTGCAGAAGGAAAGACCGAATGGCATCATATTATTTCACAGCATAGATGTAGAGAGATAGGTAAGGAATATCTTATCCACTCCCGCAGTAATGTTGTTGAAGTTTGTAAAGAATGCCATGACAATACAACAGCAAGTTTGCGTAGAGCCGCTTTTGAAGAAAAGGGCATTACTCAAACAAAGACTGTAAAGAACCATAACGGTCCTGTGACCGAAGCCCAAAGAAATTACATAATTAAATTAGGTGGTGAAGAATCTATCCGAGAGGATATGACAAGAGGTGAAGCATCAGCCTTAATTGATGAATTAAAGGAAGTGAAACAATGATTGAATACGCAACAGAATGGACAAAAAAAGATTTAGACAATGGATTTACCTATCAATGGAACCCCGATGATGTAGATGGACCAACTTTGAAGATTACAAAGTCTTCTCTTGGAACATTTAACTTCTGCAACGGTTCTTATCGTTATAGTTATGACCCATTTGCCGAAGGTAAAAAGAAACAAAAAACATCGGAGGCTATGTTAAGGGGAACAATAGTTCACAACGCTCAAGAAGATTTTTGGAAAATGGTTGATACAGAAAAGGCTATGCCTTTTATTGATGATTCCAATAAACTTGTTAAACACTTTAGAGATTACTACCCAGAAGGTAAAGATGAAGATACTAAGGATTTGTATAGGGCTTTGTCAGCATGGCAAGCAGAAAGATTTATCGAGTGTGTCCACGAAGGAACAGTAGAACACTTTATACCCGTTGGTAATGAAATACTACTAAACGCTAGTATTAGAGTTAATGGAATTAATATCCATTTGCAGGGTATTATTGATAGAATGTTTTTTGACGACAATGGTTATATCCCATTTGAGTTAAAGACGGGTGCATGGAAAGATAGTAAGAAAACTAATATGAGAAAAGAAATGGCCTTCTATCAAATGCTTTATGAAAACGCAGATGAAGATGATTTAATAGCCGCAGGGTTAGACCCTCAATACGCAATTACACATTGGGGTTGGATTTTTCCTAAGAGTAATTACATATTTGTAGAGGAAACAAAGAAGAGGTCAATGACTTCTGTTGAAAATTCTATACAAAAGTTAGTAGACGGATATATGCTAAAGGAGTTTCCTTTCTCGTATTTCCATAAAAAGTGTATTCACTGTGGACATTTTGAACATTGTGAAGCAACCGGTGGTGGGACAAATTATGATTGGTTCTAAAATTCTCAAAGAAATTACAGAATACAAGTGGACATTCAAGGAGTTAATGAAAATGGAAGATGTTATATCTCAAATTATAAATAATATGGAAGAACCTTCTTGGGGAGAGATGCTTGATTTCTTAGGCCAAGAACAGAAAGACTTAGTAAAAGGTTGGTGGAAGGAAAAGGCTACCTTTTATGCTAAGACGCAGATGCTTGAACTTATCGACGAAGCACCTGTAATGCTTTCACAAGTTCCACAAGTCCCCCCTACCATAGAAGAACAGAAAGATAAGATTACTCTTACAAAGGAAGAGTTGAAAAAACAGATTAAAAAAGATACGAAGGTGTTATAGTTGAAAAAGAAATGCAAATACTGTAAGGCAGAACTTACAGACAAAGATAAAGAACTTTGTTCGCTATGCGACTCAAGGGACTTTTTAGATATGATAGATTAGGTGATGAGATGAATTATCCGAGAGAAATGTGGGCAGGTAGCCCATTAGAAAATGCAATACAACCAAGAAGAGTTGTAGTGCAAAATAAAGAACAATATACAAACTTCGTAAAAGCGCACAACGGGCGCATGAATGTTTATACCTCAGTCTATGATTACGATGAGTTTTCAAAAGACCGGGGACTTGAACATACAGTAAATATCGACAGATTGTTTTTAGACATCGACGCACATGGAGATGAATCCTTAGACGAGGCATTAGAAGATATGAGAGTTTTACATAAATGGCTTACAGAAAACAACTACAAACACAGTATGGCTTTCAGTGGTCGGGGTTTCTACATATTTGTTTATGGTAAAAGAACATGGGACCTTAGAAGAGTAAAGGCTTTTTTTAATATTTGTCACGATGTTTGTAATAAATCACCTCGTTTAGACAATCGAGTTATTAACACAGCAAGGTTGAGAAGAACACAGAACACATATCATATGGGGGCTAAGTTGTTTTCAATAAATCTAATTCGTGCTGATTTGAAAAAATCGCTAAAGGAAATTACAGAATTAGCAAGGAAACCACGAAAGCAACCTACGCAATTTTACGGTAATAATTTAGTTCAATGGCCGCAGGTAAAAGAAATGGAAGCGGCAGAAATAGAAATAGATAATGTAGATAGTCCGGGAGATTTACCTATCCTTCCATGTCTTAATGCGGCAGTAATGACTCATAACCCATTACATGAATCTCGACATTACTTAGTTCAATGGTATAATGAGTTCTTATCCGACTTAGCAGTTGTTGAGAAGGGTTTAGATTGTTCACCAAGAGAAGTAGGTGGGGATGCACTTGTAGATATTACCGGTATTATATCAGGTGAGATTAAAAAGATTGCATCGGATGAAGATGTATGGATTGACTATGATGAAAGAATAACGAGACAGGCTGTTTCTTATGTAGTAAATAAGCGTTATATGGCCCCGTCTTGTCAAACTTTAATCAGTAAGGGGTATTGCATAGGAAAGTGCTGGAGATACCCACAGGGGGCTTTAGAATGATGATAGACAGTAGAGAAGATTCAGTGTTAAGCGAGTTGGTAATACAGTATTCTATGCTATCTAATATCAGTGCAGAAAAAGTATTCTTAGAAGTGGGGGATTACATTATAGGTGATGTGTGTATTGAAGCAAAAAGTGTTGAAGACTTTTTACAATCAGTGCGTAATAAAAGAATGTTTAATCAAATTAGCAACATGGAAGACTCGTATGCGAGAAATTATATTATTATTTATGGTAATCTATCGGATGCGGGTTCGTATCTTAACCATGTAAAAAACTCGTATAATAATAGAGGGTGGCGGATTAAACTGCAAAAAATGTTTATAGGTGCATTATCCAGCATAGCATTGAATACAAAAACAACACCTATATGGGTAGCAGATGTAGAATCAGCCGCACACTTTATTGTTGCTTGTGAACATCACTGTGATAAAGAAATTGATTTACAGAAAATGTTACCAAAGAAAACAAGAACGGATGATGTGAGGTTGGATATACTTTGCACGATTCAAGGTGTAACAGTAGAAAAGGCTCGTATTCTTTTAGAAGAGTTCGGGTCATTATTAGAAATCGCTACATGCGAAATTAAGGATATTATGAAAGTAAAAGGTATTGGTAAAGTGACGGCCACCAATATATCAAAAGCGTTAAATGAAGAACAAGAGGTGAAATACTAATGGCAGAAGATTTAGAAGTAGATGAATGGGAATTATATGAAGCATTGGAAAAAATGCAAGTTGGTGATATAGAAACAGAAAGAAGAAGTGCAGTTACGATGCCTAAAGTTGTAGAAAGGTGGACAGAAGTTGTAACTCAGTTTTCACTGTATAATGACTATCCAGCACAGATGGCCTTTTTTGTTACACTTGGGCAATTATTAAAAGATAAATTACGGGTTCCCGTAGGTCGTCTTTCACTTGACCCAAGAATACATTACTGTTGGATTCAAACAGCCCGTAGTGGAAAGACAACAATGTTTGACTTTCTTTCTCCCGTATGGAATAGAACATTTACATTAGTAAATGAACACCCACTAAAGGGAGAAAACCCAAGAGGTCCACTAAATGGTGTAAATGAATTTAACCTTCAAAATCCCGACGCATTTACAGACCAAGCATTATTAGGAACTATTAAAATGGGTCAACCTAATCCTGATTGGGTGCGAGGTGAAGAAAATTTAGATATTGATGGAAACCCAATGCCTGAAGAAATAGATATAAATATTAACGGGGCTTTATTCGGTTCAGGTATTATTGCATTTGATGAGTTTGAACATTCAGGTATCTTTAAGGAAACACAACATAAGCAAGACACGGTGATGATGTTTCAAAAGTTTATGAATCGGTTGGATTCCGATACCCATTTAATTAAAAAGCGTTTGACTGAATGGGGTAAAGATTTAGTTGTAGATTGTCAGCGAAGTTTGTGGGCCACGACATTACCTCCACAGGGATTAGAAAAGGTTATTCTTACAAAGGGTGTCTTTCAGCGTATGTGGTTATATGTCCGTGAAGTTCCCGAATCATTAAAGATGCAAATGGAAGAAGAATATTTAGACATGGTAGGTAATATCGTTGAAGACGAAAATGGTTCCGATGCCTTTACAGTAGAGTTTTCGGAAATGCTTTACGATATTTATTGTTGGGCTGATGAGCGTTACAAACAAACTGGAGATAAAAGAAAAGTTGTAACCTTTACACCGGATGCTCAAAAAAGATTAAAGACTGTTTGGCGTGGTATGCGTAAATACATGGAAGGTTTTCCCGACCATATTTATGCCGCACTGAATACTTTCTTGATGAATACAATTAATAATATGTGTAATGCGGCGGCTCTTTGTGCTTGTGCTGAAAAAAGTCCGGTTGTCACAGCAAGACACATTGACCAAGCAAGGATTCTTACAGACCAAAGTTTTGATTCAATTACTACTTGGTTCAGTGATAAATTGAAAAAGAGTCCTAAGCGTATAGCAGAAAAGGGTCGTGAGCAGATGATTGCTAAGGTTTATCAATCTGCTTCAAAGAAAGACGGCTGGGTTTCAAAAACCGAATTGGTGAATAACTATATGAAGATGACTAAGAAAAGTCGCCCAACCTTTTATAGGGAATGGAATAATGTAGAACATTTGTTCGAGAATAAAAAGATGAACAACCGAGTGTATATTAGGAGGAAGCAGTAATGTATATGAAAAATAGAATACTACGCTTTAGACAAGTGTTAGATGAAGAAGAAGTTTCAAGGGAAGATATAATTGATTTATTTATTAATTACATAGATGAAGAAATGTTATTGAAAATCATAGAAATGATGGACATGAATTATCCCGTTGATGTAATTAAAAATATGGAAGTGAAAAAAAATGAATAATATATTGTCGTTTGATATAGAAACAGGAAATACAGCCGCTGATATAGGCGGTTGGCAGAATACCCATATGTGGCAAGTAACTTGTGTTACTACTACGGATGGAGAGAATAATACGGTTTATATTGATAAGCCTATGGAAATAGAAGGTGCGGTTGTTAAGGAGTTAAAGCAATTAAAGTATGACTTAGACGACCACTTTCAAAAAGGAGGTAAATTACTTGGACACAATATTGTAGCATTTGATTTACCTGCGTTGCGAGATTCAATGGACATTTACATTGTCCGTAAGTATCTCGAAGAGAAAGAAACCCGTTGTATTGATACATCAAGAATGGTGACAAAGGCGGCAGGTAAGCGAGTTCAATTAGATAATCTCGCTAAGTGTAATCTTAATTCGCAAAAGTCTGGTGATGGACTTATGGCTGTCCGGTGGTGGAGTGAAGGTAAGTATGAAGATGTGGCAAAGTATTGCCTAAAGGATTCTCAACTTACTTTAGATGTGTGGAAAATGGGTGTGGAAAATGGCAATCTAAGTTTTTTTGATGAAGACTTAGGAGAGTTGGTGAAGATTGATTTGGAGTGGTAATTGAGTTTCAACCTAAAAAAATGTTCTGTTCAATTTCGGGGGGTCATATACCCTATGAAGAAAGATAACAGTTAGAAAGATACTTTTTTTGGCCTCGGCCCCATAGGGGGTCGGGGCTTTTTTTATGCAAATTTTTCGATTTGATTTTTTAGCCTAAAGTTATTCCTCTTCTAAAATTTGTTTTATTCTTGCACCTAATTCTCTTCTTGGAATATTAGGGTCATTAACTATTTCTAAAATTTTTTGATGAACACTAATTGTTTTAGGGTCATTATGCTTACGACCTGCACGAACATAATGTTTTCGATTGTATTTTAGAATGTCCTGCCAACTCATTCGTTTTCACCTATTTTTTTCCATCCGGTAATTGCGGATTCAATAGAACTCGGTATAGCATAACCTTTTTTATCGGTTAATAATTCTTTTAATTTTCCATATCCTTCGGGAATATATCTCATCACCATCTTTTCAAATTTATTTTTTAACCTTGCTTTAGATTTTTGTCCCGTTATTTCTAAATATTTAGGAAACAGTTTTATAATTTCTTCAAACTCATACACATCTTTTCTACCCGTTTCTTCTAAATGATTACTAATTGCCTGTCTTATAGCAGAACCTATAACTTTTAGTGACATGGGATGAACTTTTAATATATCTTGCCAACTCATTTTTTTACCTCCTTTCCAGTTACAAAATCTTTCTTAGTTTTCTCTTCTTTTTTATCTATTATCTTTGACTGTTCATCAAACCAAGTATCTAAAAAATTACATCGTGTCATTTACTCACCTAATTGTTCTCTATAATATTTCAAGGCATTTTTAGCCTTAACATCTTTCGGGTCCCTTTTTAATCTGCGCTCATACTCCGCAATTTTTTCTCTAAAATAAGTTTCAGCATCCTTTTTTAAAGTATCTCGCCACATATTTATTACTCCGTATTTTCACCCATCTTATGGATAGGTGTAAGTTTAACAATGGTTTCTTTATGCTTCTCAACAATATGTTTATGCTCTTGAGCCGCAGTAAGTAGGGCGTGTTCATGCTTCTGTTGAACCTTTTCTAAGTCAATTAAGTGTTGCTTCTTTAGTGCATCACGGTCACGCTCATGTTCCATTTCAACGCCCATATTATCAATCTCAATGGTCTGTTCGGATTCCCACATACGCAAAACTGTTGAAAGAGCAGGGGCGGCAGTTCCACCAATAATTGCTATAAGAGCAATAAACCCATCAAGGTTATTCAAGACTACATCGGGTTTTAAAATACCCATAGCCACTACTGAACCTGCGGCTAAAAGCCATAGATAAATTGCTGGTAATACTGTTCGCTTAACCATTCTGTCATTAAATGTATCTTTTGTTTGTTTCATAGTAATTGTACTCCCGTTAAATATGTAATACCGATTGCGGCAAGAAGATAAACTCCCTTTCGTAACATAGCCATGTCTTTTTCCATGTGAAATAAATGGTTTGTTTCAATAGTGTGAACTCGTGTGTCAATGTCATTCACTTTCGAGACAAGCCAATTAATCTTACCATCCGAATCTCTTTCAAGGACTTCATCTAAATCAGACATGCCTACCACTATTATAAACGAACTAATAACGACTATTTAATATTTGTCTATTATCACGGAACGAGTATTATAAAATCCCAATTTTTAGTTGTAGTTCCACCGCTATTTACTACCTGTAATGTAAGTTGATAAAGTGCCTGATTACCTTGTTGATTACCACCTGCTATTGTAAATACTGGGTCAAAACCTGCCGATGTTCCGCTTGATGGAGAAATACCAGTAACTAAACCCGCACCATTATCCAGTTCTAATATAGACCAACTTATAGAAGTTTCCGTTCCAGTCCATTCACCATTTAATCCAACTGTAACTGCTTGTCCTCCTGAAACCTCTAATGGTTCTAATACCCTTTGATTATGTGTTGCAGAACCTCCTACGGTTTTAGTGAACTTACTATTACCATCACCTGTTGCACCTGTTCCAATATCATCTTCACTGTAAATATCCGATACTGCTGAAACCGCTACTGTTCTATTTGCATAAGAACCAAACCCATTTACTGTTCTACCAAACATAGTATCACGACTCATTTCCTCTTGAAATAGTATAAAATATTTTAACTCCCATTAATAAAGCATCAACATTTAAATCATCATTAGCGGCAGTTCCGTTTCCATCAACATCTCGATAAACTTGAAAACAAACTAATTCTCCTGCACCTGCACCTGCAACAGTTATTGCACCTGTTTCACCACTAATATGAAGGTCTTTAGCCGCTATTACTGTATCGTGTTTAACCACGGCAGTTCCAAAAGCGGTGTCAATTGGATTATCATTTGCTAAAGAAACACCTTGAATAGCCCAAGTTACATCATGGGAAGTTGTTGAAGAAGTTGAAGTCCAATAAAATTGTGCTGTCACAGTTCCTCCATTCCAAGTAGCGGGCATCGCTATTGTAAATTGTCCATGTTCATCTGAATCTTTATCAAAAGGTAATGCTCTAATATCAGGTCTTCCATTTGTAGCGGCGGCTGTTGTAGCCAAAGCACCACAACCAGCATTACTTCTCGGACTAATTGCTTCTGCGGGAATCCAAATAGAATGTTTTCCTCCTAATAATATAGGTAAATCAACACCAGCACCATCTACATAACGCAAATGTCTATCTCCCTGTATTGCATATAGTTGCGCTCTATCAGCAGTATTAGTAGGTGCAACTCCTATTTCATCTAAAGAAATTGCCCCTTCGACTGTTAGCATTGAATTAGCATCAACTGTTCCACTTCCTATCGAGGTCTTTCCATTAGCGGCTACAACTGCTAAAGTTGTTGTTACTTCTCCGGGGTCGTGAACTTGGATAATACCAGCAGAAGATGTATTAGCATTACGGAAAAATCTTATTACTTGATTATTACCCGATACAGTTGATACATCTATATCAAGACTACATGTTTCTCCCGAAGTTGCGTTAGTGGCTTTAATCTGTGCTTGGCTATCTGCTAAACCAAACATCTCTAAATATCCCGATTGACCCGTTTCTTGTAATCTAATTCCGGGGTTTGAAGCGGCTTCTATTTCTAATGCTCTTTCTGGTGCTGTTGTCCCAATACCAACATTACCACCATTAAATAAAGCGGCATAATTAGTATCTGCCCCTGCAACCTCTACATCTAATCCAATGTTTTTTATGGTTCCAGTATCACTAGCCGAGTTCACATCTATATCTAAACCTGTCATAGTTACTGTTCCTACTGAATTATTTGTAGCCGTATCATCAACATCTAAATGTATTCCAGTAAGAGTAGTTGTTTTCCCATTATCCGTAACTCCGGTTTTATTTACATCTACAAGTAGCCCCTTTACTGTATGAGTTCCAGTTCCCGCTTGAGTAGTTTTAAAAGTGTGGGGTGTAGAACCACTACCATCAGCAGGTGTAGAAGTAGAAATTAAATCAATAGCCGCCCCAGTAGTTAATGCCGTCGAAGAACTTTTAATAACCGCACCGGTAGTCAAAGCATTAGCAGTAATATCTAAAACATTAGCAGTTGTATTTGCGGCTTCAATACCTAAAGCAACTTTATCAACATCATCATTATCAATCTTAAGTGCTATTTGTCCACCTGCTGAACCCTGTGTGACAACTAAATTACCTACAACATCAGTAGCGGATAAACCATTAACTTTAAAAGCGGCTGTGTCGGAATCGTTTCTAACTTCAAAAGCGGTAGCAGTAGTATCAGTTCCTAATCTCATAACAATTTGGTCGTTAACATCTGTATTGTCAAAAATTAAATCTCCAATAGTATTAGTAAAAGTAGTTCCTCCTGCGGATGAAATAGCAGTTAATGTATTTTTATAATAAGGTGGCGTTGCCCCGTCATCATATCCAAGTGATAAATCTTGGCGACGATTATTAAATGTATATAACTGTGCTTGATAACCGGTGGTATCGTCGGTATCTGTTCCAGCAGGAACCTTAATCAAAGCAACGGGAATACAACCTTCTGTTATATCCGAAACTAAAGCGTTAGCACCGTCGAGAGTCCCCGGAACAATAAGAAGTGCAGGATTACCACCATGATTAGGAACTAATACAACCCAATCATATTTATCATAATTAGCATCTCTTTGTTGAGAAGTATATGAAACTTCTAAATTTGTTTCATATGTAACATGGCGACCTAAATCTAAAAAGTGTATAGGTTGTTTAAGTCTATAACCCACATAGGAACCCGAATCATATATTTCAAATCCAGCGTGTCCCATAATTTTTCTACCCTGTCCAAATACCTCTAAAGCCTTTATAAGTCCACTGTGCATTTTATCTGTTTGGTCTACTAAACCGCTGGTTCCACCCAAAGTTGTTATTCCTTTTTGATTTGCTGTCGTTATTGTCATTAGTCCACTTCCACTGTTATAATAAATTCTATTTCATCGAGTGATGTTAATGGCCCAATGCCATCGTAATTAACTCTTAACAACATATTACCACCCGTTGATGCTGAAAAGATTCCTACTTCTTTAATCGTGTGTCCTACAAATGTAGAACCTTGAACTGTAAAAGAAAAATCTACTGAGGATTCGCCACTTGAAACAGAAGTTACAGTAGCCCTGTTTGCTAAAGGTGCGTCTAAGGAATTAGCATTAGGGTTTGTAGAATCTCCACCTGTTCCTACTTCAAAATGAGTGTATGTAGAAATTACATCTGCTTTTATTGTAGCCCTTGCTTGTTTTGTAATCATAGTCCCATCCCCGAATCTAAACCTAATCCCTTTGTTAATCCTAATGTTGAACCACTACTGGCAGTTGCTTGTGTTGTTTTAGTTATGCTCGCCCTAACTAATTTCACCTTCATCGCTTGTATATCAACATTAGGAGAGGTCACACTCGTATAAACTTTTTGCTTAGACCTCCCTTGTAAATTGCGTGTTTCCGAAAGTAACATGGAAAATGTATTTGCTAAATCTCTATTATATTGTCCAAGCAGTATTTTAACGGGGTAGGCCATTTCTCTATTAACTTCTATTACCACATATTCCCCTCTATCAATACCCTCAGTTGGGAAACTAACTGTAACTATATGTCCTGATTCTAAGAAAGGTATTCTATTGCCAACTTCAATCTCAACGGCTTCCTGTAAATTTGTAAATAATTTTAATAATTTAATTGCCTTTTCTTGTACTTGTTTTGAATCTACAATTGAAAAGTCGTAGACTTCTTTAACATATTCTCTATTGCGTTTTTTAATATCTCTGTAATTAGAAGCAAACCCTCTAACTCCATCTCCGTATAAAATTACTTTGTTAAATCTATCATAGAGAGTTTTGTCCTTTTTAATACTAATGATAGAATATTTATCATCATCTTCATCAAAAACAATATCTCTATAATCCTTTTCATCTTCATCACTGGTAATAATTATATCCTGCCCTGCTGTTTTTAATTTTAAACCTTTAAATGATAAGGCATTATTAGTGGCAGTAAGAGCATTCTCTCCTGTGTAATTTGCCGCTAAATAATATCTGTCGGTATTATCTGATTTATTATACGGTAATCCAACCTTAGATAAAATATCATCGGCAATTTCTTCTGCTTCTCTCACGACTTTAAACGGGGCGCAGATACTAATTGATTCAGGTTTAAAGTCTGGATTTTGGTTAGTAGTAATAGTAAAAATACTTCCGATAGAAGGTGTGCCTTTCATCTCTTTCATATCTGTAAATGACAACGACTTATTATTACTTACAAACATAGAAGTTCTTAGTGAATTAATACCGTCAGTTATATACACTGAATGTTCGCTATTAATTGAAAAACTATTTGTAAATGAAATATCAGAATTTGTCCGAGGTATTAAATAACTACCTCCAGTGCCATCAGGTTCAATTACAGTATATAAAGATTCAATACCTCCCCTTGCGATACCACTTAAATAATATCCACCATTAAGAATTTCCTTTCCACCTCTTATATCAAGTGCTGAAGGTACTTTATCTGTCATTTTATCATGTCCGGGTTTTTTAGTGTAAAGATAAGAAGGCTTATTTAATTGTATTTCTTTAGGTGAATAATCGTAAGTACAGGTTTGATTAATTTTCATAAGAGTTAAATTACCACTTGGGGTAGCGGCTACCGTAGGACCTGTGCTGGCAATATTGGTATTATCTATTTTTAAATAATGTTTAAATGTTGTAGAGTCTTTAGCAACAGTGTGAGAAATAATTTTATATAATTTATTATTTCCATATAAATAGTAACCTGTCAAATTATTAGAATAACATAACCATTCATTAGTGCCGCTACCGGCGTTATAATCTAAAACATCTACCTTCATATTAGTAGATAAAATCTTTTCAGTAGTTTTTAAACTAGCATCATCGGCATGTGTTGTTACTGTGAAATCTGATACATCTATAAATGGTTTGAATAAAACTTCTATCGGTCTTACTCCAGCAAAATTTGTTCCACCAATATTATTTTCATATATTCCGGGGGTAGCAGAACTACTTGTTGAATCGTTATGAACTAAAATTTCTAATCCGTCTACATCATATACGCTTTCATCATGTTTAAACCCACCTACTTGTATAGAAAAATGTGAAATACTTTCAGGTTCTTCTGTAATAATAGCACCAGTAGCCTTACATTCAATACTTGTTCCTAATGCGTCGGACCCTGTATTTCCAGAATAGGTAGGTATGTCTAAAATAACTGGGTGCATATTTTTAAATGTAAATGCACCTCCATGTTTGCTGTCCTGTATTGCTCTTATTGGGAATAATCTCTGTGCAGATTTACTCACTGTTGTAGAGTGACCTTTTATTGTTAATACACAATTTGTTTCATCCGAATTAGACCAACCGGGACTTGTACTCCCCGTGTCAGTAGCAAAGGTTAATGCCGTATTAGTTACATTTGTTAATCTCAATGTTACTTGATTATAACTGCTGTCCGAACCAACCGTAAGGCTAAATACTTGTGAAGTTGTAACAGCACCTATATCCATTGTAGTACCGTTAAACCACATTTTACCCTGCCCGTTTGATTGGAAAAAATCTAAAGCCTTTCCATTTGTAATAGTCATTACAGCACCATTAAAGTTAGCATCAAAATTCCATCTAAACATATGGGTATTAGTTCCAGTAGTTGTTTCGAGTCCATTATTACCGTTAAAATGACTTCCATCTGTTATGGAATCAGGAATATAAGGAAGTTTAACAATGCCGTTAATATCGTGAAGTGTTGCAGCAATAGTACCATTATCAACATTAAGTGGGAATCTATTTTCTTCAGCAATATCACCATCACCGGCATCGAGGTCCGGACCGGTAGTATTTCCGTCACCAACATTAACTAAAGCCATAGTTGTATTGTAATTATGGTCCATTACACCATCACCATTATCTACTTCTGTTACCTTTATTATAGGAAATTGCTGTCTATTATTTCCAGAAATACTTAAAGTATTTGTAGTTGCGCTTTCTGCGGCTAACTTAACTGTAACATAAAGTTTTGAACCGGAAGTATAACCTACTGCTGGGTGAGAAACACTTATAGCAGGAATAGTAATAGTATTATTACTTACACTCGCAACCTGCCCTATTAATAATGGGACTCCGTAATCAAAATCATTGTGTGCGCTATTTGCTGAATATGAATCAAAAGGGTCAGTATAGAGAGTATATATATAATTACCTCCAGTGTCAAACCAGCCATCATCATTTACTGCAATAGTAGTTCCTGCTGAAATATTAGAAGTAAGTGTAATGTCAATCGGACTAAATCCTGATTCAGTAAAACTTTTAATTATGTGACTATTTTTGGTAATTTGTTCACTAATAATTTGATGTGTTTTAGGTCCACCAAAATTATCAAATTTGTAATTTTCATAGTCTACTTCATTCATCATCATGTCATAAGTAACATCAGTTAATCTTACAAGGTTCATTCTTTTTAAATCACCTTTAGAAGATTCAATAGGTTGATAAAAATAATCATCGTTTAATCTATTTTTAATAGTAGAAACTCCAGACCAATTAGTATGGCTAAGAACCACTTCAGCACCTTTGGGTTGCCCTTTAAAAACAACTCCGTAGTCAGCAATACTTCTACTGTAAGTTCCTTCGGTAAATCCTATATTATTAGGGTTCTTTTTACTTTCAGGGTAAATGTCACCTATGGAAAAAATATGTAAAGGGCCACTATCGTTATCATATAATTCATATGTAGCCTTATATCTATCAACCATACTAATTCCGGTGTCGTCAATTTCTAACCTTCTTCCGTAGTGATTTTCAGAAGTATTAAAATTATCAGGATAGCGGGTAATATCGTATGACCTCGAACCTACTGCTGGTAAAAGACCGGTTCTTTCTGTCGGTAGTTCTATCCTGTAAGGTTTATCGGCATCTGTATCATCCTTATGTTCATCAGCCGTAGGTATTCTACCAACACTTGCTTTGTAGCCGGAAGCATAAAAATGATAATTACTTACCTTTTCATAGTAGTCATTGTAGTGAAATGGATAAGTAGTGTTAGCACTTGTTATTTTAGTAGCAAGATTTCTGGTTAATCTACCAAAACACTTATTTACATATCTCCAAATAGGTGAATTAAATCTTAAAGCATATTGACTATTAACTGTTCCATTTAATGTAGGGTCCTCTTCAAAGTCATTATTAAATGTCTTGGGCGATTTATCAGTATTAACTTCACCACCAAGTAAATGTAAGAAACCACCGAGAGGCATACCCTGTCCGTTAATTAAATAAATACTATTATTCTTTCTACTCGCTTGTGCGGTATCGCTACTTTCAATAAAGGTATCTAATAAATTATCTGTTTCTATTCTACCTACAACAATAGGGGAAACATAACCTATCTCAAACTGTGTTAATCCATCCTTTGTGTCTACTTCACTTAATACCGGAAAGTCAACCATAGAAGAAATAGTATTATAGTGAAAATCAAAAGCAATTGGTGAGTCGGTATAATCGGTATCATCACTAATTGTTGTAATTAAATTATTAATTTCAAAACCATTTAAGTCTCCAAAAATTAAAGAGTTGCCCCCTGTTGCAGAAGCAGAAGTTGTATTAGCCGATAAGGTGAAAGTAGTTGTATTTGTTATACTAACAATGGTTGCTTTATCAGGAATGCCCGTTCCCCTTACTAACATTCCTGCTATTAAATCAGCAGTTCCATCCGCAGGTGTTGTTATGGTTGTTGAAGTATTACTAAAAGTACAGCCTTCTATTGTCCTACTTGTAATTGTATTTAATTTACCATTATCGGCATACGCAGTTCCGTAATCAAAATATTTTCCAGTTGTAAATACCGCCCCTTTATCAGCACTACCTATTAAAGTCGTGGCCCTGTCGGTATTTCTAAGAGAAGTTTCTAATGTCTTACCTGCCAATACACTCCTTCTCGCCTTGTATATATCAGTGGCTAATGTTGTATCTCCAACGAAGGTAGTGTGTTTGCGTATATAGCAATCCTTAACTAAGGTAATATCATTCCCACTTACACTTTTTACAACACCAAGTAAATAATAAGAAGGGTCTAAACTACCATGAGTTCCCTTAAGATAAAGAACATCTCCAAAATTTACATTAGGCGCACCATCGGCTGTTACTACTGCACCTGAAATACTACTAACATTTCTTCCTATGTCTGTATAATTTTCATTAAAGGGGTTCATTGTACTATAAACGAATTCATCGGAATAAGTATAATTGGTATTTACAGCAGTATTTAAAAGGTCGCCTATTACATCTCTACCAGTTATCTCATATTTAAATTGACCCTGTTCAACCTTAGTTTCTGTTGATTCTATCTTACCTTCAAAGATAGTCCTATATACTAATAAATTTCCTTTAAGTGAATTTAAAATATGAGAGTTTGAATAGTAGGAAGATTCGGGTTCAAAGTCTAAAGTTGTAAATCCGTTAGGTTTATCGCCAGTAATAACCTTAGCATTATAGCCGTAATACCTTCCTTCATATACATATTCTAATCCATGTATGTCCGAATCAAGGGCGTGTCTTGTAGATTGAAAAACAGTAGCCGGTGTGACAACTAAATTCTTCCCATTTCTAGTAATGTCGCCGCTACCGTCATTAAGTATTGTTGTATCAATATCATGTCCAATTAAATAATTTAATGTTAAAGGGGACCATACCTTTCTAAATGCTTTCTTACCAAGAAGGTCTGTACTCAATGTTCCTACTGATTCATAGGCAGTAGAAGCAATTGCTCTTTTATGTGTAACAGAAATTGTTTGGTCGCCATCTAAAGGTACGCCTATTGATGAAATAATATAATACACTCCGTCTATTAGAATAGGTTCATAGGGTGCGCTTGACCCTAACAATCTTCTCAAGTCAACACCCGAATCTAAACCTTCTGCTCTAAAAGCGTTTGTATCAACTCTATCATAAGTCCCCGGAAGTTGTGCTGTGGGTTCATCTTTAATCTCTTTACTACCAATTAGTTCTTTAATTTGAATACTCTCATTTTCATTTATTTTTTTCTCAAGCATTCTTTCTGTATCGTAATACTTTGCCTCAAATATATTACCCTTTTTAGTAATTGTTTTTTTAGTAGTAAGTTGGTAAGGTGTAGAAAGACTCTGAGTTCTTAATGGAGAATCTATATAGGAAATATAAGTTTTTAAACCTCCATCGGAATCATCGTAATTTTTAGAGGAAGTAGCCCAAGTTGTATGGTCGAAATCATATAAAGAACCTTGTGCTGTGCCACTATTTATCCCTCTTGGGGTAGCCTCATTAGAACCATTTAGAAGTCTGTCGTTTAATTTATTATTATCTACCAAATTAGCATTTTGTGTAAATATACTTTTATCTAAAATATATCCCGATGTAGGACTGTCAGTAACAAAAACACTTTTTAAAGGACCACCTGCTGTATTTGTACTTGTTTTAAGAACAGTATATTTTCTGTCATGGTCGAGAGCAGTTTTACCATTGTAAAAATAAAAAGTGGGGCGACTCGCTTCAACATATTTATCATGTCTCTCTTCACTGGTAGCAGTATCATTTAGCAATCCATACGCTACTGCTACAACATTATCAGCACCAGCACCTACTTTATTTATATTAAAAGGACCTTGATATATTGCGACTTTAGTTCCGGCAGATATATTTTCTGGTAAGGCAGGTTCAAAATCAAAGTTAAAAATATCACCCTCGTATTCCTGCTTTTCAGTAATTTTTGCTATGTGATGCTTAAGTAAATTATCAGCGTATATTAATACAAAGTAATCTCTATCAGTAGCGAGAGTTACACCAGCAGTTCCAGTGTCTATTGTAATTCTATATCCGGGGTTTTCAAATAAATTAGTCGCATACTTTGTAACATCTGCGGGTTGTGAACCAAGTGGAAATAATCTATTAAGTAGACTACCCGAAACTATCCCACTTCCCATAGCAGAAGCATCGTCAGTGTGAATTTCATATGAATAAATACCAAGCACATCACTATCATTTGCTTCTTGAGTTACTATTCTTGGATTAGTAGAAGTCTTAACATTGAAAGAGCCTGAACGCAGCGCAAAATTATCAGGAATATCTACACCAGTGTTAAGAACATATACATTTTCAGCCATCTAAGTTAGCCTCCTCAAAATCCATATATAATAAAGTGTTCTTAAAATTTGGTAATAGGCTATTAGTGCTTCTAAAACTTTTATTAACACCTCCGGTAATCGCTATCTCGTGATACTCTCCTATAAATTGTGTTCTACGATTTGCCGCATAATTTCCGGTAGGATTTTGAGCCAAATAAATATCGGAAGGGTGAAATGAAAAATCCCCACCTAATGAATGAATTCCCCTTTTTACTTCCTGCCCATCGTAATATATTATCATAGTTCCAGCAGGGGAATAACTTACGGCTATATGATGAGGGACATCAACATAGGTAGGTTCTTTGGGTAGTTCTGTATAAACATATGTAGAATTACTCGGTGTATTTGTTATAGAACTTACGGTCACTGAGTTTGAACCAAGTGATGATATTGTTCCTATTAAAGCCCCTGCGTTAGTATAAATCCTTTCACCGACTATAAAGGAAACAGATGAACCTGATAGATTAATAGTATTACTACTTACAGAACTTACAGTTCTTGCAGATTTGAGGGCAAAGGGAGTGTGAGATGAATAAAGATAATCGGTAGGTGCGGAAGAAGTATTATCAATTACTTCAGGAGTAATAATATTTTCAGTAGTAATAGTTGTAGAGGTAGTTCCAATAACTACTGTAAATGATATAGAATATGAGGCTGGGGTGTTTGGTGTGGAAGAACCTTCTAATGATTGTAATGTAACCTTTAGATTGGTATTATAAAGTACATTCATAAGAGTGCTTCTTCTTGACGATGCTGGTAGATACGCTAAACCTTTGGTAGATTGAGATAAAGATTTTTGACTTCCTGAATAAGGTGTGACGGAATTATTGTAAATATCATAAGGTGTAATTAAAAATTCTAAAGTTATACCTCCTGTGTATCCCCAAAGCCCCACATTTTGTGCAGGAGTATTAGAGCCGTCACCCCACGGAATTTGAACATATCCATCGGACATAGCAGGAAATTGTAATGATTTTTTTTCTGTAGAATTAATATTATACATTTTAATCACCCAGTAATTGCATCTTTAATTGCTGAACCACTTGCTACAATTGATTCGGTAAATGAGAGAGTAAATGAAATTAACTGTCCACCTACAAACTCGAACCCAAATTGAGATATAAAACCTGTAATTCCTTTATATTCATTTGCGGATGGATTTGGAAAATCTCCTGTTGCCACCGACCCTGCTTCATCAAGTGTGCGTGATTTCCAAGTAAAAGGCACTAAAGGTAAATCTGCGTGTTTTGTATTTGCATCAACGCCGGTATGATAATCGTAATTATTTCCCACACGAGAAGGATAGAGAATAATTAATTCATTTAAATTTTGCATATTTTGAAGAAAGGAAGAGTCTACTGACGAGGCTATTAATTGTGCTACTTCCTGTGCTGTCATAGAAACATTAATAGGAGGTTCACTTCCTTTTTGTTTGCTAATAATTTGGTCTGTAATTACTCCACCTAATTGAACAGACTTTGAAGCAATACCTAAATCTATGGCAATAGTAGTTGACTCCCCTCTTACTAATCCTGAAAAAGGAACGGGGAAAGAAGGAACATTTCTATTAGTAGAAATACCGATAGTGTCACATTTTAACATAATACGGTTTGTAATGCTTGAAGAAGTACCTTCTTCTCTTGAGGCAAAGTTTAAAAATACCGCATGGTCCACCGAATAAGAATCTCCACCCATATTTCCTAAAACTTGATTTGTACTAATTGCCATTATATCATCCTCTATATCCACTGTTGCTGTATCGGTTCATTTCAAGGCTAACCTTTTGTCCTATCTTTCTTGCTATATCGTTAAGTTCTTGGTCCGATGCACCTACTCTTCCCTGTACTGTCACATTAATACTATTACCTAACATTCTTTGTGTGTTGTTATTATTATGAACAGTTGCATTTCCGGGGAGAGAAATAATCTCAGGTCCGTTTTCACCAACTAAATAATTACCGGCTTTAAATGTAGTTCCCCCTGTTTCCATAGCCGCCGCTAATCCTCCAACTGCTGAACCAGCCTTTACACCAAGAATAGCACCCGGAGGTCCACCGAAAAAGAATCCAATACCAGCACCAACAGCCGCAGCAATTATTGTAAATAAAACTCTTTTTGCTAAATATTCAATCAACTTTTCTAATGCCGCCATTGGACCATCAGCGTTCCATGTCTTAAGAAAAGATTTAATATTTGAAACCGCTGTATTTACAATAGAAAGGGCAATACTACCCAATAAAGCAACTAAGAGTTTAAGAGTAAGTTCTACTGATTTTGAAACCACTGTCCACAGCCCTACTAAAATTTTAGTAAGAGCCTCCATAACACTTCCGTTTTCTCCACCTGAGAATAAAGCGGTTGCTAAATCAAACAAACCACCCAAAACACTTGAGACACCACCTATGTATTCACTAAATGTTTGTTTTATATCGTCTATTATTCCCGATGTAACAAGGAAATCATATGCTTCTGAAATTTTATCAAAAATACCTAAACGCTTTGCCATATATACGAGAACCCCAATGCCAGTAATTATAAGTAATACCTTACCAAATAGTGCAAAACCTAACTTTGCGAATTTAAATATGTTGGATATTTTTCTCTTATCTATTCCTAACTTATCCATTACAAAAGTTTTAAGGCTGGTTTCACCTTCCTTTCCGGTATTTTCTTTATATCTTTCATCGGCTCTTTTAAACGCTTTTATGGGGTTAAATCTTTCCGAAAAAGAAAGTTTGTCACCTTTACGAGTTTCTGTTTCAATTCCTCTACCTATTCTTATTTTTCCACTTTTTTTAATCTTAAACCCATCATCTTTTCTTGTAACTAAGACCTTTCCAGTTTTTTCTGCCGCATCAATTAATATATTAAGTTCACCATTATACGCTTTAATCAAGTCTTCTGACTGTTCCAGTTCGGCAATTATAACCTGTTGTTTTTCTTTGTGTAATGAAAGTATATCTTTTAATTCTTGTTCTTCAGCAAGTGATAATTCTTTATTGTCTAAAATTTTGGTTTCTATCTCCGCAATTTTTTGTGCATGGAGGGCCTTTCTTGTTTCTAATTCTTCATTATCTCTAAATCGTTCTTCTTCTATATCTGCTTTTTCTGCCTCAAGTTTTGCTAGTTGTTTAGCAATTGTCTTCCTTAACTCAGTATGGGCGATTATATCTGTTCGAGCCTTAGCAAGATTTTCTTCTGCCTTTGATACTGCCTTTTCGGCATCCATACTCACATAATGTGTAACTGGGTCAGGTTTGGCCTTCATTTTAGCCTCATAGAGAGCCTTTTTATATCCCTTTAATCTCTCTGCCGAGACTCTATTTTCTATATCTAACTTAGAAATTCTGTTTTTTTCTTCCTCAATGTGTAATTCTTTGAGGTCTAATAACATTTTATTACTTGTTGATTCAATTTTTACATTTTTTTCTTTTGCTAAAGACGCTTTTAATTCCTTAAGCCTTTCCTTTTTATTGAAATTTTCTTGTAACTTATTTTCAATATTTTCTCTTTTTCCTTGCTCTTTCATCCTAAGTATTCTTAGTTCCCTTAAATTGTTAATCTGTTCATTGAGTTCATCAGTCTTACTATCAATACCGACAGCCATATCTTGCCTTTCCGCTAAGTTACCGCCAAAAGGTCCACCTAATTTATTAAAAAGAGAACCTTTATCCGCCCTGCGACCATAATCTCTTGCATCTAAAGTAGATGCTTCCGATAGCACACTTTCTTCAAGTGCTTTATTTGCTCTAAATGCCTCTTTAGATATTGCTTCAGCAAATCCATATTGTTTCATTTGTAATTTTAAAGTATCATCATGTAATAATTTACCCTTAGTAAGAGCCTTTATTTCATTAATGTTTGCTAACTTAGTAATTTCAAAAAGTTTTTCTCTTCTTTTAATACCGTTGGATAAAATTTCATTAATTCTATTTTCATTCTTAATTCTATCCTTATCAAAATTTTGCTTCACTTTAAATAAGAAAGCAATTGAACGAGTTTTATTCTGTATATCATACAGACCTGAACCCGAACTCATTCTACCAATTACAGACCAAACCGAACCTGCCTTTGTATTTGCAGATGCTAAACCTGCAATTTTTTGAGTAAGAGAATCGGAAGCCTCCGAAGTTTCTGTAATGGCCGTTTGGACATTAGAAATATCAGCCGTCATTTCGGCTAATGATTTTCTAATACCTTCTAATCCCATATTCACACCTGCTTTTTAAGTGCTTCGGCTTCGGCTTCCTTTGTGATAGTAAATAAAACCATAAAATCACGGACCATAGAATAAGGCATTTGGTATGCCTCAGCCGGACTAATATGTAGTTCCTTTGTCAAGATATATAAAGTTATACGAGAAGCGATAGTAGGGTCAGCAATTTTTCCTCCCCTCAACGCTATTCGGAACTTTCTTTTAAATCTTCATCCCCCTCTAAATCGAAGGGGTCGGGGAGAATATCTTTAATTTGATTTCCAACATAGGGGCTTAACCTTAGAATTTCAATTGATGATAGAGAGGGTTCTGTTTTTTCAACAAACGCTTCCCATAGATAACGGAACAGTGTGTCCATTTCAAGCGAAATGTCCTTTGTTTTAGCATTCAGGTTAATTAGTTTTGCCTGTGCCTTTTCTAATTGTAAAAAGGTTGGTTCCTTAATCCATACCTTTAGGTATTCATCACTATCCGGCGATACCTTAACATAATGTAGTTTAGGGTCTGCCGTAGCAAATAAAGCACTCTTATTTTTCACTGTCTTTTTATCCATAGGTTTTCACCGTTTGTTAATACTAAGGGTAGGTCTTTAAACTTATCCTTGTAGAACCCAATTTGTTGCGTGTGTGCAACTGTGTAATTGTAGAGGTTGTATTCTCCATGTAACGGACACCGGCCCTTTATCATTTGTGAGAGGGAAATCTGCTTCAACAACCATGTAATCCTTGAATACCATAGACAAGGTTTCATCGGTAGCACTGTTCTTTACGAAGTTTAACTTAATTTGGTTTCCATCAGTTCCACTTAGAGAAGTTGCAGAAGTGTTTCTTAGTTCTTCAAAAATTGCGTTATCAGTTACAAGTCCCGTGAAGGAAAGTCCGTAGATTCGTTGTGAAGGAATATGAGCCATGCTTGTGTTGTCTGTTCGACCAATAAATCTCTTCTCTTGTAGTGCATTACTAATAGACAAATCAATACTTTCAATTCTAATATAATCCTGCCCAAACATTTCAATAGAACCATCGGAGAAGAAAAACGGTTGTAGTTGTGATTCTGTAACATTTGCTGCCCCTCCCTTTGGAGAACCAAAGTTAACGAAGTCCTTAACATCTGTTTTTGCATTTGCAGTATCGTAGTTATTAGGTGCTGTAAATGTTTTCTTAGGAGAAAATGCTACATTCATACTAACTGGTTCACCTGCTGTTGCTGTTAAATTAAGTGTATCAACCATACAGCCGGGGAAAATCTTTGTAAATACAGTTTCCGAAATACCTGTTCCCGAAACATCTGTTGCCACTGTGGACATACTCGAAGGTTTCTTTAGAGAATATTCTAATGCGAATGTTGGTAAAGTTTGTTCATTTGATTCACTAAATTCGTAAGTAATTTTATTTGTCAAAGTGTGATTAACTGCCTTTAAATCAGCCGAAGCATAATCATCATCAATTCTATGAATAGGAGGGCAAATAGTATTTCCAACAACACGATAAAATCTCTTTCCACCGGGACTTGCACTTGCGGAATCGTAAATAAAGTTATTTCCGCTTCCACTGGATAATGAACTTCCGTCAATAGAAGTTATATCCTTGCCTACTTTGCCTGTGTCAAGACTTGGAACTACTACTGCTGTTTCATTTAGGGATGATGTAATATCCATATCCCCTAATGCGTAGTAAAGCCATGTAAAGTGATTTGCTGAAACATTCAAATTACCACTTGCTGTTGATTCTGCACCTTTAAGATTGTATGCAATATTTCGAGAACCTGAAGAAATATTAATAGGTGTAACTGCAATACTTGTTGTAGGAATACCTACTGTATCTGTAAGTCCTAACCATGAATCTGCAAGAAGTCGAGGATTACCCGAAGATGGACCTGCGGCTAATGCCAATTCAGCATCAGTACCTGCGGCACTTGTAATTGGTAAATTTCCGCTACCGGAAACAGAAGAACCTGAGTTTGTAATTTCAACTGCTGTAATAATTCCACCATCAGTATCAGTTCCAAGAGTTACACCTGCTAAAGTTCCATCAGAAGCAGTTGTATTTTTTGTCATGTGAACTCCACTGTTAACATATCCACCTGTATCATTGGTAATTGTTAATACAGCACCTGCTCTTGTAACAGTAACACTTTCATTTGCCAAAGCGGTTTGAACAGCACGAGCCATATTTACAGCAGTAGTGCCATCAGCAACATTTACTTCAACATATTCATCGAAACCCGTTGCAGGATGAGTTGTCCCAGCAGTACAATTAAATGCAACAGCCAAAGTTCTATCTCCACCAGAATTTGCTAAATAAATCACTAAATATCCTGTATCATAATTAGTGCCACTTTCAGCAGCAAAGGTGACAGGTGTTGAAGCAGAACTTAATGTTAATTGAAGTTCAGCACCTGTTGTAGTTAAACCTGAAACTCCAGTAATTGTTCCATTTCCTACTATCGCTTGACTTGCTAACAAATCATCTCCAGCAGTTGTAATAGTGGCAGTTTCTAAAACCGAAGAACCTATGCCTTTTGGTGCAGGAATTGGCGCACCATGCCCTTTAATAATACCATAATAATCTTGCGAATCTGCTGTCATACCTGCAATAACACTATCGTTAAAGGTAATGGTAGTAGCATCATTGGACATAATAATTGTCTTGTCTTGGAATGTATCATCGGCTTGTAAATAAAGTTCTAATTCACAACCTCGATATAGATTTGTAACTAATGCAAATGAACCTGTAAAAGTATCATTTAATGTCACTGTAAGAGAACTACCGTTATCGGTTTCTCCACCGTCTTTAAAAATTCCCAAGTATATATCTTGTTCAGGTATCATAGATACCATCGCCCCGCTGTCCATCCAAATTTCGTTATTTACCATTTTTAATCACCCTTTTACTTACAAACTAACGGCGTATCTTTTCATAGTTACATTTATTCTATATCCAAATATTCTTGATTTTTTATCATTACTGTCAGTTCTGCTTCCTAATATGAGAGTTTTAATATTTTCTTCTAAAGTCCCCGCATTACGAAACCAGCCCCTCCGGTTTGTTTCAATGATGTATCGCACTATCTTATAAAGGTTTTCTATTCTGTCCCTACCAAAGGTAGAACCGGAAGGAGTTATTCTCGCATTATCGTTAGTTCGTCTATCGTCTTGCTTTGTACGAATACTTACAGACATTTCGTGAGTTTCATTTCTTACATCAAATGTAGTAGTAGGGTATTCTATTGTTTGTGAGTTTTGCATAACTACAATAACATCTAAAGAAGGTGTAACTCCATCTGCTGTAACTTCGGAAGCCGCACTAATTCTTACTCTATTACCACCTCTTCCGGGCTTTGAAGTATTACGAGTAGAATCCATACTTCGTATATCCATAATTTGCGGTTTAACTCTATGAATTGCGGGAATGGTAGAACCTAAAGCCGTTACAGCAGTATTCCAATATTCGTCAAGTAATGTGACTAAATATGTAACTTCATCCACGGTTTCTTCGCCTCCTTAATTCTTCTTCTGTTGTTAATTCTTCGTAGTCTACTGCCGACATACCTTCTTCACTTTCTGCTTCTTCTACCCCCTCAAGGGGATTGTCAAAGTCTAAGTTCGTATCATATAACTGCGATAAAGTTTCCCAATCTATTTCTGTATCGCCTTCTTCTATATCTTCTAAGGTTTGTTGTATAACTACTTCTAAAGGTTTCACTTTACCCTTAAACGATTCTAAAATTTCCATAGCCTCTTCAACAGTGCCTTCAATAACTGCTTTACTTCTTGCAGAACCTTCATATTCTCCAACTAAAAATTCATAAATAGCAGTTGCATATACCTCTATTGCCTCAGTTCTTTCTTCATAATTAGAATCAATAGTCAAGTAAAATTCAAGAACAGCGTCTAAAAATAAATCTATTTCTCTAACGGCTGATTTTAAATCATGTTCGTTAATTATTGATTTATTAAATTGAGTATTAAACGCTAAGGCTAAATAGGAGTTATCATAAATCCAATAATTACCTTCTACTCTTAAAATATTATTATAATCGCTACTATTCCTTATTTCAAAAAATTTTTTGGCTATGGGAAAGTTGTTTATTAGTCTGTGCGGTTTTCCCTTTGGGTTTAATTTTACTCTATCTAATTGGGGTATTTCCGGTGTTTCAAACTCATCCGACAGTGGATTATCTTTCGGTTCTATCTTAAGAATACTTTGCCATGTATTAATTTTATCATTAGATAATTTAAATGAACCTTGCCCTCTACGCCTTCTTCCTGTAAATTTATTAATAATTTCATTTACAACCATAGCGGCATTTTTTCTACCCTGAGAAACAGCATGACTTACAGTTGTTTGTACTTCTTGTGCATTCGGGTCGTCTACTTCCGATAAACGCTTAACTTTAATTTTTATATGTTTACCTGAACCAATTTCAACAATTTTATATCCCTCGGCAAGCAAGGCTTCTTCTAATTTACGCATACCTTTCTCTCTTTTCTTAGAGATAGTATCAAACCAATTCATTCAAATGCCTCCTCAATTCTTCTTTGAATAACTTGAACAACCTCTTGCTCGATAACTTGTTCCATTATCTCGTCGCTCATTTTTTCACCAAGAGTTCTCTCAGTGTAATCCTGTATGTCTTCATTTTGCTGAACCACAGTTTCTAAGATGCTTTCCATGTCAAGTTGAACCAAACGCATTTTTTCTAAAATTTTACGGAACATCTTTACGACCCCGCTTTCCTCTTGTAGGCTTAATATTTGACATAGAAGACTTCTTTCTTTTTCTTTCCGCAAGTAAATTTTTTAATTTATCTGCCTTTTCCTTAGCCTTAGCACCTAATTTAGCCGCTTCTTCCAAATTTAAACTTCTTGTTTCCTCTTCTTCTGGAGGTTTTTCTTTAGGAACCAACATTGCCCGTTCTCTATCCCAGTAAGAATCGGGATTAGCGGCCTCTAATTGTCGAATATTTTCTTCTTCTGTAAGTTCATCTTCTTCCTTTTGCCTTAAATCGTATTCCTCTCTTTCATCTTTGTAAATTTCTTCAACTAAATCTATAACCTTTTCTCTTAATTGGGCTTCAGTTTGTATTACTTCATTATCAAAAACTTGTATATTACCCTCTATTGTCGTAAAATAATAATCACCGTCTTCTTCTATAAAATTAATATGAATATATCTTCTATCTTTTTGTAAAGACCTAAAAGAAATATTAATGGTAGCCTTATTATCAATAAATTTACCATCAACTATTCTTACCGATGATTTACGACCATAAATATCTCTTGGAACTATTGTATTAAGACCGGCCCTTAAACTCTTTTTAAACGCTTCCCAATCTTTAAGTCTTAATCTGTCACCTCTACTTGTGCGAATTTTTTCGAGGTCTTCTTGTTGATTTAGTTTAATCATTTCATTTGTTCTATGTTGTCTTTTATATCCTTCAGGAAAATATTTATTTATATATCTACCCATTTTTTCTCTTTGAATTGACCATGTGGGTCCGCTTCCTATTCTCCCCGACCCCTTCGATTTAGAGGGGGATTTACCCTCATTATCTTCCCTGTATAGTCTTTTATATTCCTCGAATATACTGTCTAATACATCTTTAATTCTATATTCATTTTGATAACCTGTTTCTTCCACATGTCTAAGAAGCAATCTTCTAAAAATGTCCCCTTTAACTTTGATTGTTGCTCTTGCCTTAAGAATATCCGCCCACATTTTAATCACCAATCCCTACAAGCCAAACATTGATTTGAATAATAACGCTTCTTTCCATTTTTTAATTTACAAGTCTCACATTTATGTCTTGCTCTAAATGTTTTTTTACGCTCAGTATCTCCACTATCTCCTGTAACTTTGACACCCGCTTGACCCCAATTTGCCCTGCGAAATTTACCTTTTTCTGCTGTTGGAACACATTGAGTCCATTTTTTCCCCTTTACTTTAGAACTAGTTTTCTTGGTTCTTTTAGTACATTTTGATGAAGCCTTTGTAACTTCTTTACCATCACAGCCACAGCCACAACCACCTTCAGCCTTATCAACATTAGGATATTTTCTTTTAAACTCATCCATTTCTTCTTGAGTTCTTGCAGGTTTATTGCTTTTACGACCTTCCATTAGTATGTGTTTAATTTTGTCCGAAAGAGTGGGGTTATTTTCAAACTCGTTATCGGCTACAACTTCTTCTATGTCTTCTTCCATTTTAGGGCTAATTTTTTTTGGAGACTTACCGTAATCTTTAGACTTTCTCATCTGCCCTGTAAGTTTATATCCCACCCTACCTGTTTTTAATTTTTCAGCCATACCATTAGAGACCATCATTCTTGCCGCTACTTGCATTTGATTGTCAAATTTATTTTTTCTAAATTGAGCAAATCCACCTAAAAATCTTGCAGGAACCAAAGTTTTAGCAATTTCTGTTATCTCTTCTTTCATTAAAATTAAATCATTAGCGTCAAATTCTGTTCCAGCAGGTTTATTTTCCATAACCGTAAATGCTGCTGTTCGTAAAGCATCTCTATACATTTTATAACTAGTACTCTTTCCAGCCTTTTGAATTTTGTTTTGCTTTAGTAGACTTTCCCACATATCAATCACTATCCAAATAATACACCACTCGGCGTTTCATGCGTAGAATTTTATCCACATCTGCTTTATAAGAATCGTATTTACTTTTTAAATCTATGCCATTAGTAGAATCATTTCCTAATAAAACATAAGAATCATCACTTGTGATAAGTTCACAGGCGGTAAGTTTTGTAGCCGCATCTTCGATAATGGCAGGAATGCGAGTCTGTCCAAAAGTATATGTGACCTTTACCGAATGTTTATGATATGTAGGAAATTCACTACGGAAGAAAATATCTCCCGTATCTTTCATATCCCACCATGCCGCATTACGGTCATAGTCTTCTTTATTTGTAAATTGAGTGCGAGAATTAGTTCCCCCGTTAACTGCAAGTGTGCAATTAGAACCATCCGAACCGGGGAGTAAAGAAACAATTGTAATTGTTTCATCTTCTTCTAAATTAGCATAAAAGAAGTCGGATATATTATATGCGTCTGTTCCATCTGTTAAAACCTTTTTACCAGTTCCACCTGTAAAGGGGGCGGTAATTGTAGGCACTTGTTCATTAATAAGGTAGCAAATTTCCTGTGCCGTAGTTCTTTGTCCGTAAGCCTTGTTAAACTTATCATTATCGGTTATTCCGGAACTGTCCGGCGATAGGGTCCAAGTTAATCCCCCACCTGTAAGAACAATAGATGTAAGATTGGTATAATCATCTACTGTCAATGTTGCTACTACGGATGCTATATCTGTATATGTCGAGCCATCCCAAATAGCAATTCGTAAAATTTTCCGAGTATTCTCATGGTGAAGTCTAATTTTGCCAATGTAGTCTTCGTAAAAATAAGTGTAATTATTACTTCTTGTAAAATCGTGAAATTCATTTTCTACTAAATTATCTCTCCATGAAGCGTTTGTAAATTCGTCAATAAAATCCTCGGACCTTCTCATCAAATCTCCAACTTCTGCCAATGTAGGAGAAGTGGAAGAAGTAAAATCTGCAATACCTAATAGTGCGGCTACCTTTACAGCCGTTGTATAAGCCCCGTTGCCGAGTGTATAATTAACTACATTTAGACCGGAATCCGAAGGTGTCATCATTTTAACCATTAAATCACCATCTCCAACTGTTGTAGTCTTTCTACTATCTTGTCTATAAAGGCTTTCCTTTTCTTATCTATACCGAAACCGTTTTCTTTAATCTCTCTTCCGAGAGCGGTTACACTTCTTTGTCCACCTCTTCTGTCTATCGAAGCCGCCGCTTGTTGTTTATTATCGGTAAAGTCTATTCTTGAACTTTCACTTAATACAGGTTTAATTTCAAACTCTTGATTGTATATAATTTGCGCTTCTGCTGTTGTTTTTCCCGTGTCCGATACTCTAAAAATTAATCTAAATTGTATTTTACCAGCCGAAGTATATTTTGTCATTTGTCCCCATCGTTTAGGATTAGTGTTTTCATTTGTAATTACAACTGTAAATATATCAACCAAAGTTTTGTCTTCCATTAAATCATCTCTAATTAAAGATTCAACAATACTCTTAGTATCTTCATCTGTACGGCTTTCTTCGATATTATAATACTCCCTAAAACGCTGTAAAACAGCAGGTCTATTTGTTTCGTTTAAGTCCTCACCATTTAAAATATCTACATATGTTTCTTTAAAGGGTAGCCCTTTCGGTGTAGCCAAAAATTCATCCATCGCTTCTTGTAAGTCTTCTATTGAATCATCGGAGGATTCGTAATCTCTTAACTTTTTAATATCTTTTTCATAGGCTGATAATAGATTATCAAATGTTTGAATAGCGGTATTATCTCTAATGTCCATTCTATCTTCTTGAGTTTCTCCTTCTACTTGAATCTCCTCTCCCCTTTCATCAGCCTCTTTGTCCTGCCTAATTTGTTCTTCTTTTGATTCTCTTACACTTTCTGTATAATTAATAAAGGCGTTATTCATTTTTCCAATTAGTCTGTTAAAGGGTATTAACACGCTTTTTAAAGTTTCCGAATCACTATAATTACTTAATTTATCTAATAATTCTTCCTCAGTTAAATCACCTATGTACTCTTCTAAGGGTTTAATTGTTTCTTCAATTTCATCATCATTAATTTCATCTTCGGAAACCATTTTATAATATTTTAAAATAATATCCTTATCTTCAAGAAGACTTGATAAAGTATCTTTAATATTTACAAATAATTTATTGGAATCTTCCTTAATTTCCAACATTCCTTCAATTATTTCAACTGAAAGTCCTTCTTCTACTTCTTCAATATCTTCACCTTTCAAAGATTTTATTTCCATTTTATTAACAAATTTTCCGGGGCTTGAAATTTTCATAACTGCCCTATCTGCTTCTGTAACTCCCAAAAATTCTTCGTATAAATTCCAATCCTCTTCTTTCGTTGTGACTGTATAGACTTTACTTTTTTTATTAATTTTTACATCAATTGTAGAATTATCCATAAATTGTTTTAATGTAGTAATAGGTGTTAACTCTCTTGTTAAATCTTCTACATTAACAGTTTCAATTCTTTGTATATCTCGGTCAACTCTTGGGTTTTCTGGGTCATAATCACTACCCTTCACGGGAGGTTTAATGAGTCTTCCCTTTTCGTCAAATTCATCAGGTTTATCTTCTGTAAAATCTCTTTCAAAATTTGGCTTATCCGAACTTAAATTTCCGGGCGTAACTCTTTCTCTTGACCCTCTACGACCTGCAACCATTTGTTTAGGCATACCACTTTCATCAACTTCATCAACTAAATCATTCAATTCTTGTGTTAATTCTTCTTCAATATTTTTAGCCCCACCAAGAATTTCTTCTAATTCTTTTTCTGTAATACCTCTTACTTGAGGTTTTGCTCCATCTAATTTAATTAAATTATTTACTGCCTTTTTCATAAGACGCTTCCACTTGTTTATATTTAGTTCACGGATAATATCTAAAACAAATCCTACATCTTCATTGTCAAGATTAGCCATACCTATAATATATTTATCTCCCGGCTTTGGAAGTTGATAATAGACATTACCCTTTAAATCACTTTTTTCTTCTACTGCAATTTCAGGCATATTAACATTAGACCAATTAGCAAATTCTTTACCAAAGGCATCGTATTCATTATTAGTCAATTCTATTTTATCTCCAATTAAACCTTTCATATCGGAATAATATTCTGCGTTTATCATTCTTTCAGCCGTATTTGTAAAATAAGTATTTTGTGCATCCTTCAAACCTTCAAGCATTTGTCGTATTTTCCAATTTTTTGCATCTTCACTTTGCACAAGATTTCCCTCTTCATCCCTAACGGGCCTACCCGCTTCATCCTTTTTCATAAACAATAAAGCCTTTACGGGTTCAACCATTCCTCCCGCTGAAATTGCTTGGGCGAAGCCATATTGACCTATCGACCTCATTACATTGGGGTTCTCTAAATCTAATGTTGTAAAAAAATTACGAGCATTACCCGCTAAAGCATCACCGATAGTAAGGTCGTCTTCGGGTCCTCTTATTGTTTTTGCAAGTGCTTCCGCAATTTGGTCAGCCTGTGTTTCATTATAAAAATCTATAATTTTACTATTTTTAATTATCTCAAAAGCCTTACGATTTATACTATCAAAGGTATCATCATCATAACCCTTAAGTCCTCTACTATCTGTATGGTTTGTCGAAATAAAACCGGGGAGGTCTGCTTTGTCCCCAGTAATATAGTCAGCCATATACTCCGTAGCCACTTGAATATCCCATTGACTATTAAGTGTTAGGTCACGAAAGGTTGGAATATTAGTAGGAATTTACACCACCTCAATTGTGTAGTGTAAAAACTTCTAAATTAGACCAATCGGTTGCTACAACTCTAATACCGTTTCTACATATGATGTCAAAGCCTCGGTAAAAATATGTACTGTCTGCGGCTATGTGAAATTTACATAAAGTATTATCTAATGGTTCAAATGTTAAAGGACCGTTTAAACTTCCACCTGTTGTAGATGCAGTAAGTTCAATGGTAGTCCCATCTGTAATAGATAAAACCTTTGTATCAGCAGGAATCCCAGTTCCCGTCACTAAATCACCCACGGTTAATAACGCACTGTCTTCAACAGTTACTGTTGGGTCGTTATTATAGGTACTTACTTGAATTTCTTGGTCAAAAATATTATCACAAATATAAACAACGGATGCCGTAGCCCCGTTAAAAATATTTACTCCTTCAAAATTACCACCTGTGTTGGCAATTACTTTACTTGTCGTGTCTACTTTGGTTGAATTAAATGGCATGGTATCTCCTCTTATTTATCGTTAAGAAGCGTTAGGTATTAAACCTTACTCTTCTTCTGTCACAGTTAAACCAAGTAAAGCGGCCTTATTGTCGGATAATTTATAAGAAATTCCTTGCTCTTTTAACCAAGCCTGTAATTCACGCTTAGTCATAGAAGAGAAATCAAGGACTTCCGTTTCATCGACTTCTTTAACAACGGTTTCTTCAACCGGTGCTGATTCTGCCTCAACGGAGTCCAAGATTTCAAATTTATTCTTAATAAAAAATTCCAACAAACGCTCATCAACTTCGTAAGTCAATCCACCTAAGTATTGAGTCCCAAAAATTGTCTTAGTTCCGCCTGTGATATTTTTTACTCTTAACATGGGTTCACCTCAAAGTGTTCCCCAAACTCGTAGTCTTACCATTCCTAAATCAGTAAGTCCGTCTGCACCTGTTGCCATAGCATCAGCATCGGAACCACTTGGATTTATTACTAGAACAGTAATACTACTACTACTTGTATATGTTCCATCGGTATCAACCTTAATTTTAGGAACATAAGCCACACTTTCATAGCCACAAATCATAGCCTGTGTAATACTACTTAATCCCAAAGATGCGGCTGTAATAACTTCTCCAGCAACTGCATAATCAGTAATATTTAGTGTAGCATCAACGCAGTAATGGTGTCCCATAACAGTAGGTGAACTTTGACCGTGGTGGTCATTTAATAGTGCTAATGTACTTGCCATACTAAATCACCTCATTGAAGGTCAATTAACTTGCCTTGTCCACGCACATAAGTACACATTGTTTCTGCGATTGTTCGGTAAAGTCCACGGTGTCCCAAGAATCCGTGACCGAAAATCTCCTTAGTATTCATACCGCCTTCAAAGTATTCAGTAGGCTTAAGAGTACACAAGAACAAATGGTCGGTATCAAGAATAAGAATATCCGAAATTCCGCTACCACCTGTTGGCATATCCTTAGTAGGAATAATAGGAATGTCGTGATAGGTAGCAACCTTAAATCCGACTTCTCTTCCCTTAACTCCCTTAATACCAGCATGAGAAGGAACAACTTCTGTTCGACCCATGAATCTTTCTTGGGCTTGGAGAAGTTCTCCTAATGTTTGAATGGTGTCATATCCAGTTAGAATAACCTTTGGTGAACCGCCACGAGCCATTAAGTTTCGTAGAGCAGTATTAAGCATATTAACAGTCAAATTTCGAGCAGTTCCCGAATTTGAATCAACATATGCTTCAAGGTATTCTGTTCCTGTCGAAGCACGAGAAACACCAAAAATGTTATGTCTGTCTTCATCTCTTGGAGTTTCTGTCAAAGCGGCATTAATTTCTGCATAGGTAGTGACAATCTTGTAAAGTGAAAGCAAAGAGCGTTCTGGATTGTCGTAGTCTTTTCCACTTGCGGCAGGTGCATTTAAACCATTAGCAGTTAAATCTGTAAGAACCATTTTGTTCATCGCTTCTGCGTGTGAAATACCAACTTCTTCTCGATAGGTAGACATAATATCTCCAATACCATCATCCATTCCTCCAAGAAGTTGTGCAATCTCCGAAAGTTCGAAGGTGTGTGCAATTGTCTTAGGTGAAATACTTAGGTTTGCGAAAGAAGGTGCAATTTCATCAATAGCAGAAATCTGTGTGTTTTCTGCTTGTCCACCCAAAAGGTCTAAGTCAGCAAGTTCAAAAGTATCACCGTTTCCACCGATAGAACGGCCCTTCAAAACTCTCCAACCACTACTCTTCCACGGCTTCTTAGGAAGCATCGAAAGTGCGTTAATTTCTCGGTTAATCATAGACCAAACTTTTTGTCCATAAACCAAGTTATACAAAGTAGCATCTCCACCCGTTAATCCTGCATCCGAACCATCGTGAATAGGGTGAATACCCGTAAGTGCGGCTTTCAAAATATTACTTCCTCCGGATAGTCCGTAGGTCGCTCGCTCTAAGTCTTCAATTGTTCTAAAATATCCTGTCATTTTAAGCACCTCTGTTGTATTTGTCCATTAATTCGTGAACTTCATTCCATGACATTTCTGAAATGTTACCGAAGTCCTCACTAAGTTGATTGGACACAGATTGAGTTTCTGCGGCCTTAGCGATAGTGTTGTTCTCAAGTGACTTCTTCAATTGAGAAAATTCTTCCTTAAGAGAAAGAACAGCGTCTGCGGCATTAAACTTAGACTTAGCAATTGCATCAGCCTCAGCCTTAAGTTCGTTATCATATCGTGCATCAAATTCAGCCTTAATAACTTCGTAAGCACGAGCCTCTTCTCTTTCAGCCTTAAATTGTTCGTAAGCCTTTTCGATGTTTGCAGTTGATAGGTCAAGTGTGTTAATTTCTTCAGCCTTATGTTCAACAAATTCCTTGAACTCGGCATTCATTTCACCCTTTTCACCGTAGTTTTCTTCTTCAACATCATCATCATCTTCTTCTGCTTTCAATTCTTTTTCGCCGTAACTTTCGGTTTCGACGGACTCTTCTTCTGGCAGTTCTTCCATCAAGTCAACATCTTCATTGTCGTCTTTCAAGATTGAACTGTTCTTAAGTTCAGCCATTACTTCATTAAACTCGTTAAGAGCCTTTTCTATTTCTGTATTCATTTTTTTGTCCTCCTTTATTAGATTAAACTTTGCTTCAGGGTTTATGCCCTCTTCACATATGGTGATTTCATGCAATTCAAGTTTATCAATTTCCTTATAACTACCGGTATCGGCATCATATCTATTTGTCTTGTTTATCGCCTGTCCACCTATCGAAAAAGAGCGAAGGTTGCCTTTTCTTATATCTCGTGCAACCTCTTTAGCCTTTTCAATATCATTTCTTAATTTTATCACTACAAAAAACCCTGTATCATCAACGCCTGTTTTTAGGACTTTACCATTGGAATCTGTATATTGGTCTACTACTTCACCGACTTGAACATTAGAATGAGTAATCATTACATTTCTATATCGGTCTTGTTTCATAAACTTGTCAGCCGCTTCACGGATTGCACCTAATGTAATCTTATCATTCTGCTTATCCACTACATCAACTGATGCGTAGCCAGCAATAACACATTCGTTATTTGACTTAAGAATTACAAGTTCCCCGCCACTATTTGGCTCATTACCAAACATAGGAGTTCTCAACTGCATAATAGGTCCTGTATTCTATGAACTATATAAAAGTATTTAATCTGATGAATCGTCTTCATAGATATTTATTAGTCCGGAGTCGCTTGATTTTGGTGCAGGTTTTGTTTCATAACCAGTCCAAGCAAGCCACATTTCTTTACCTTTAACTGGTAAATATCTACAATGTAATTTTGTTTTTACCTCTTTCCCGTTAAGAATATACTCATGGTAGCCCTTTCTTTGTGCGCCTAAAATCATCGGACCCCTTTCAAGAAGGTTGTCCGTTTCAGGTTTTGTTATTTGCTTACAAGGGTATTTTCCAGATTCACCCAAGAAATCGTAAATCTGTTCATCACCACTTACTCGTATTTCCCAAGCCATTTTTCTACCCTTATAAATTATGACAAAATGTAAATACCCACTATCTGTAATCCAAAGTTCAAATTCAGCATTTCTACTTTCAGCCTTATTTAATACATCATCATTGTGAGAAAATTTACCAGCAGAATATAAAATACCGTATGTATCTCCGGCTTTCATCAAACGCTCTTTCATTTTTCCTTCTGCCTTTGCATCATTACCAAAAAGTCTGTTCATCATTTTAGCATCATGTTTAACTGCCCTGCCAAAAATATCATTTGCTGATAGAGTCCCGTAGTCTATGAGTAATTGTTTTACGAAGACAAAAAATCTACCATTGTCTTTTCCATAGGCTTCCTTTAATTCCTGCTTCCAAAAATCTATATCCAAAGAAGCATTTTTAGACATTAGATTATCGTCTTTGAATCCATGAAATACAAATCCTTCTAAATCTAGTTCTGTGTTTAATTTAGCAACACCATGTATTCCGTCTGTAATTTCATACGACTTTGTAAGAGCGTCAATTTTGTAGTCGCCAAGACTTTTCTTACCACCCGTTGTTAAAAATTCAAGAGTAATTAATTTATCGGGCAACTTTACTTCGGGGATTTCGTGAAACTTTGAATTAAATAATGAGAAACCCTTCTTAGTATTGCCCATAATTTCATCAGCCATAACACGAATAATAGTTCCAACCTCAACATCTTTTTTAGTGTTGGTAGTCTTTCCTACATTCATATAAAAATCACCATCTATTTCTACTGCCTTAATAGAATCTTCTTCAACAGGGCCGATACCCATAGTATAACCAAATGTCCCATTCTTATTTTCCTTTTTATCTAAAACCATAACATCTAAGTCAACAAATTTTTTCCACTTAATCCACTTAGGGTTTTTCTTTTTACCGATAACATACGAGGATTTAGAATCCTTAATTACTACTCCTTCGGAGGCAGGATTTTTCATTATCTCCATAGCATATTCTTCAATTTCTGCTAATGAATCAGCCTCTCTTGTATTATTCTTATTAGGGAACAATACATATTCGTCTGCATTTGCTGAAAAGTTTTTCATAAGAATCATTAGTCGTTCTTCTAATTTATCCGAAGCAACAGACTTATCCTCAAAGTACATAATATCAAACACATGGGCCTTTATATCTGCCTCATCTGTCACCTTTCTATTAATATGTGCGAGAGTTTCAGCACGAACTAATGCCTCTCCATCTTTATACATTACTGCTTCTGCATCTAAAATACAATTGGGAAAAACACGGTCTTCTAATACCTTAACACATTGAGGCATTTTTTCTGTAATGTCCCTCGCATTAAATGTGTAAATTTTAACATTGTTATCAAATTTATGAATCTGTATTCGTAGGCCATCGTATTTTTCTTGAACAACATATTCAGTTGTAAGACCCTTAATTTCTTTCATGTCGTCTATCTCAAATATACGATACATTGGTTTATTGGGTTCTATAAATTTTTCAGGTCTATCCTGTTTAACTAAAACAGCCGGTGAAGATTGGTTATTAAAAGAGCCATACAAACTACTCGCCTTTTCATTCCCTACCGAAAATGATTCATCTGAAAATAAAATGCTATCATCTATATTAGGAAATTGTTGCTTAAGTTTCGGGTCCTTCAACAATTCTCTAAGTTCGACTACTAATTTCTGCCAATCCTTTTCATATGCTTTAGGATTTTCTCTCGCACTTAAAAATGTAGCACGAACCATATTTTTTAATGAAGAAACATTTTTTACTACACTATCAAATTGAGTAAATACCATTACCCTCACACCATTTCATCGCTTGGAGTTAATGCCGCATCTTCATTAATTGTTAATGTGTGGCGAAGACGCTTAAGTTTCCCAAGTGCTGTTTCCAATGCGGCTTCAACATCTTTATCCTGTGAATCTTCTGCATTACCATCGGATTCAATGCGTATTTCTTCTTGGTCCGGTTCTGCTTTATAGGTCATATTTTTAGGCATTAATTTAGATTCGTAATTTCTCTTAACCATTGTCTGTTCCTTTGTAATTGGTTTAGCCGCCAATCGTTCAACATTGACTTGCTTACCAGCCTTTTCATTCTTTTGTGCGTCTGCTGGTTCATAACCCAATGCGTTTGTAAGTAAAACTGTAAGTTCTGTTAATTGAGTTAAAACATCTACTCCCTGTATATCGGCTTCGTCGGCTACCATATCTTCTTTCTTACTCATATTGTTCCCTCCAAATTTTTAACAAGTGAATCTAAATCACTCCAATCCATTTTTGAAATCACATCACCGTTTGGCATACCTGCTTGGGTTTTTGCACTCGGTCTTGGACTTCGAACAAATCCGGCCTTCATAATTGCTGTGTCCGAATCTGCTAATTTTCTCTCTAAATCCTTAACCTTGTCGGATAGGGCCTTTAATATTTCTAAAATTTCAATTGTTGTTTCTTCTTCCATTTTTTATTCCTCCTCATCATATACCATGTCGTATAGTTTTTTGTATAGATTCTCATATTTCTTTCTTAGTGATGCGGCTGTTTTTACCATTTGTAGGTTTTTGACTCCCAACTTCTCCAAGAGTTCGGCCTCTTCATCTTCCGCTAAACCGTCAATTATATTTATAACTTTGCCCAAACGAAGGTAGTCTTCACCAAAGTATTCCGTTGGATGAGCGTTTTGAAGCATGGTTTTAACCTTGCGCCTTTCTTTAGTAGAAAGTCCCGATAGGTCTGCCTTTGAAACTGAACCCGATTTTAGATACAAACCTGAAAATGGTTCTCCACCATCCTTAACATTTTCGAGTATTTTTTCTCTTAGTTCGGCTTGAGTGTATAGTTCAAACTTTTTATTATTTTCTTCACCTACCATACGACCCAGCATTAAGGTTCTTTTTCTAGCCGTATATGGTTCGTAATCAGTTTTTCCTTTATTCTTCAAGGCAATTTCTACAAGTCGGTCTACCCATTCTTGGAGGTTTGACTCCTTTTCTTCGGGTGACATTTCTTCGACTTCGGCTCTTGTCTGTTCAAGTTTCTTTTTATTTTCTTCAATAGTCTTAGTAGAAGGAGGTATGTTAATTTTATACGATTGTCTAATATCCGCTAATACTTCTTTTTGATTTTCTGTAAGTTCCCCGGAATAATTTCCTCTCATGGGTTCGTAATCTTTAGGATAATCTAATTTAGTCCCAACTGGAACTTTAAACTTAGGTTCTTTAGGGTAAAGGGTTGGTTTAGTTTGTTTTGGTCTATTTTCTGGACCCTGCTTAGATTGTCTTGACGGTCCTTGAAATTTTTTAGGAATTACTGTTTGACCCTTACCTGTTTTCTTTTTACCCGTAGCACCCAATCTTGTTGCTAAACCACTCTTGGGTTTTCTCTGTAATTGAGCAGAAGGTATTTCTGCGAGGAAATATCTACCAAACGCCTTACTACCTACCTGTTGTTGTAGCATTTCATTTGCTTGATTCATTTGGTCTTCTGTAAGAAAACTTGACATTTGCTTTCCTCTATGTAGGAAGGTGGCTACATTTTCCAATAATTTCATATTTCTTCTTGCCTGTGTGCCGATGAATTCCCTAAACTTTTGCTGTTCTGTATTAGCATCTAAATATCTTCCGGTGACTACTATTTGATTCGAGAATCTATTAGCCAAGTTATTATTTATCATGTGTTGGATTGCGTAGGCAATAGAATTATTACCACCCTTATCATCTACTGTTTCATTGATACCTCTTACGAGTTTTTGAATAAATAAATTCTCGTCTTTTACTTCTGGAACTGGTTCATAATGTTTAGCCAACCATTGTGAAATTTCACCAAATCTATTGGATAGGTCTTCATTGACAGGTAAAATTAATCTATTAGTTTCTTTTCTATATCCGTCTTTTTCTGTAACCTGTAAGGAAACTCTATTATTACCGGCACTTCTATTAAAATCAATTGATTTCTTATTTACCATCATAAGTAATTTATCTAAATATCTATCTTCATCTACCGATGTAGTGGAAGAAGATGTTTCTACTAAATCCATAATTTCTGCAAACTTTTCAGGGTTTTCTTCTTTGTAAGCATCTATAATTGGTGCAGAACCTGTGTCAATAAATTCATCTAATGAGATAACAAAGTCATTAAAATCAGCATTGGAGATAGGTTGTAGAATAGTTCTTATCTGTGGTAGAGTCGCTTTCATATTACTTACAGGTTCTTCATTTGTAGAAATTTCACGCTTCGGTTTATCGACTAATTGAGCGTAAGGTGCGTCATAAGGCTTATCTTCAGGCATAACCCTGTTAACATTTACTTCATCATAATCTACCACTGTTTCTTTATAATGTTCAGCCGCTTCTTGTAAAGTAAGTGGTGTGGCCTTTCCGTAGAATTGTTCATTACCATAACCATCGTCTAAAATATTACCTGATTCATCAAACTTTATTTCTTTCTTAGAAAATTTAGCATTTCCTGAATATGTTGCCCTTCTAGTAATAATTGGTGTAAAGGGGTTTTTTTTCATAACAGGGCTATCTAAAGCACTTTGTATTTTAGCCAAATCTTTCTTTAGTTGTCTTTCAATTTTTAAAATTTCTTCCCTTAAAGGTATATTTAATTTTTGTAATGCCTTTATCTTTTTTTCTAAAGATTCTACTCCCTCTCCACCTTTATTTTTGTTGGCTTCTGTAATCTCTTTTTTGATACCTTTTATTTGACTATTTATATCTTCCATTTTATTTCTAATGGGTCTTATTTCATTAGCAGCCTTACCTTTAGTATCTATAAGTTTTAATTCTAAATCAGGTAATTGTCTTGCTTGTGTAATTAAATAAATAATATCATCTACACTTGTTCCTTTTTCAGGAATATTCCTCTTTAGAATTGTTTCCCACATACTTACACCTGTTTAAATTTCTTGGACATTTTTGGGCCGGGCCGAATAATTCCGGGGATAACAGGGTCTGCCTCAAAGTTATCCGGAGGAACTTCCGGTACATTCATTGTTAAGTTCACAGTTTTCTTAGGCGTAGGTTCCGGTTTATTAGCCTTTCGCTCAATGTCTGCCAATTGTTTCTTTGCTTCATCTAATTTTCTTCTTATTATATTGCTCATATTTATTTCTCCTTAATCTCTACTTAAATTTCTTCTTGCTATTTGCTTTAATTGTATTGCTTCTGGATTCCTTTTAAGATATTTTTTTATTTCTTCTCTCCTAAGTTCGTGATAATCGTCAGGTGATAATGAGTAAGATTCCGATATAAATTCTTTAAATAATCTAAAAATTACTTCGTTTGCAGCCCGACTACTTCTATTGCGAATCTCCCCCAAATCCAAATCCCAAACATTGTATTTTTGTATTTCAACTAAAAGATATTCCTTTAATTCTAAATTAATTATACCCGCATACAATCTTGATATTTCTTTTTTATATTCATCTCCATCTCTCGAACCTAAACTTGTAGTGCGCTTTTCACCGGTAATTCTATTAAATACTTTCCAATCGAAAGGGAAATTCTCCTGACCCATTCTCATTCCCTCATCTGCTGATGAATAAAAACCTTCTTTCCACGGGTTCACAAAAACACAAGCGGCTCTTGCCGCCCAATTATTATTAAAAATATGCCCATCTAATCTTGACTGTAACGCTTTTATAAATAAAGCCTTATAAACTTGCGGTGTTATAGGTTGATAATTTCCCGTCACTTCCCACGGTCTATCTTCGTCATTTGGTTCCACAGTTATTTTATAGGCATTATCGGTAATCCAAGTATAAAATGCCTCTACTATATTTTCCACAACTCCATTAAATAATTGTCTATCATCTATAGATTCAACTGAGGTATAACATACATCAACAGTTTTATTACTTTGACCTTCTATATCATGGTAGAAGTTGTCAAATGGAAATATAACTAATTTACCATCCATATTTTCAAAAAATAAATGTCCAGATATTTGTCTTGTTACTTTATTAAATCTCAAGGGGTCGTAATGCAAGGTGAGTGGATTGTTCGCTACATTTTGATTTATCATCCGTTCTTCCGATAAGACTTCTAACGCCTTTTCTCTCGGACTAGCAATTGCACTCAGCCCCGCTCTTTTTTTATTGGTTATTAATTGTTTGGGTTTGGAAATAAGATTATTAATTAGATTAACTAATTCTACTCTAATATCCCAATCTTGAAAATTAATTTTAAACTGCGTAGCATTGTCAACCAAAGACGGTCTTATTACATTTAAATCCTTATTAATTGTATCTATTTCTAATACATATTGGTAGAAATTTCTTTTAATACGGTTTGGAAACGGGCTATCCGTTAATTTAAAATTTTCCTTAAAATATTCAAAATGTTTTGCGCTAGAACTTTCTATTCCTACCATAGTTATTAAATATAAATCATCATTATCTCTACCTTTAAGCGAAAAACCACTTCTTTGAAGCAACCTTTTTATTGACATCTTACTACTATGACCCTTTATAATATTGATAGCAATATTTTCAGAAATTAAAGCATCTGCTCTGTCCGACATAAATTTTTCAATTATTGTAAAATATTTTTTATATGTTTCTTTATCTATTTTATCTGCCCTATTCATAAACCGCAAAACTTCTTTTTCATTATCATCTAAGGCGGGTAATGCTTTAAGTATTTTTTCCACAAGTTTAGGTGTATATTTACGCTTTCCAGAACCGGATATATAGCCCCCCAATGCCCTATCAATATAAGCATAGAGTACATTATAGAATAATTCTCTTACTCTCATATAGTCTTTATGTTTTCCTGTAAAGAAAACCTTTTGTATGGGTCTATAACTTCCCCATATTTCTTGATATGATTTAATAGACTCCGTTATTGCTGCTTCCAATTTTCCTTCGATTCTTTCATTTTCAACATTTAAAGAACGCATTTTTAATTCCTTAATTTCGTCATTAATAACAACAGTGTCTTTTCCTATTATATCACCTGTATAAACACTGTTAAGTATTTTATTTGTTGGTTTAAAGAAATTTTTATCAAATTTTGTTCTTTTGTGAAAATAACCATATAATTCAAACAAATCAGTTTCAGTTGTCGGTATTTTTTGGACTCTACGATTAATGTAATTCTTGACCTTCTTTAATAGAAGGGATTGGGCATCGGAATCTACTAAATCATTAAAATTAGGAACTTCAAAATTTTCAGTTAATGTAAATTTTTGTTTTAATCTAAAAGAATTATTCAAATAACCCGGCACTATATCGTTATTCTTTCCTAATTTACTCTTAGAAATACCTATATTAATTAGTGAAAAGAAATCAAATCTTTGTTTTCTTATAACGATAAATAAAATAGGCTTTACATTTTTATCAACACCACTTGTTGTTAAATGTCTTTTATAATTATTAATAGCAGAAATTACAGTTTTGTATTCTTGAAAAGTAGAAATATTAAAATTATTCGTCGTAGAATCTTGAATTCTACTTTCTATGGTATTTAGTTCCATTTCCGAAATAGCATCAACTGGAGCCCTATCGTACATATAAAAGATTTTATTCCCCGTTTTTCCTCCAACTGTTTTAACATCTGATGTAGGTGTTTGTGTGTCGGACATTACAAAAATAGAATTATCTGAAATTAATTCGGTAAAATCGGGGTGCTTTAATTTTTCCGTCAACCAACTGGAAATTTGAATAGCATTATATATGGCAAATTTTGTTACAATAGATTTGTCCGAATTAGAATTTAGAATTAATATACTATTAGGGTTATTAACTAGAGAAGAGTCTCTGTCAGTAGAAAATATATTATTATAAACTTCTGGTTCTATATCTACTTCTGCTAATTCTTCTCTAGTTAATAACATAACTCTTGAACCCCTTGAGACAAATCTATATATTCTTTTAAATGAATTATACAATAATGTAACTTCTTGTTCCCCCATTATACCTTTGTAAATCATCCTACTCTCCTCTCTGTTCTTTTGTCAACATTTTTATTTCCAGCATCACCGGGAAGTCCACTAAATCTTTTATCAGGTGGGGAGGGCATTCTTGTCTTAGAAGTATAATCAGCCTTATCCGCTACTTCTCCCGCTACTTGTCCCTT